ACAGAGGAGAGTGCGGCAGCAGCGAAAGAGGCTAACGCAAAGGCATTGTCGGATGCTACCAGTCAGATTGCCGTTGCCGGCGCACAGCGCAAAGACCAGATTGAGGGTCAGTACCGCGAGAGACAGCACCAACTTGACGAGAAGTTGCGCGAACTCGAAGCAGGTAAGGTTGATGGCTTCGGCATGGTAAGTAACGCTATCGGTGGAGCCGCTAACGGCTTTGCCAGTGGCATGGGACTTGGTTAATCACGTAAACACTATAACATCATGGCAACAAACCCATTTGGAACGACAATACCGCGAGGCGCAACGTCATTCTACGACTTCTCGCAGAATGATGATGGACAACATCCCGGAGCGACCCCTACACAGGACGATGGAGGAAACGGCACACCTGCCCCTCCATCACTTGCCACTCCTACGCTGAATGGCAACGGCGGTTCTTCATCTTCATCAACAACCACTACCACGACGGTAACAAGCCCATACGCACAGTTCAAGGGTAACAATTACGCTGAACTGGAGGAGTTCTTGCGTGGTCAGATGGATGCAATCAAGCCCGAGACAAAAGAGGAGCAAGAGAAACGAGAGAAGCGAGAGAAGCGCATTGGCTTCCTCGCAAGACTTGCAGAGGGATTGGGAACATTCCACACGGCGTTTTCTCATGCGCGTGGCATCAAGGCTATGGATATGCCTAAGATGTCGGCAAAAGCCAAAGAACTGTTTGAGAAAGCCAAGGCACAGCGCGACAAGGACAATGACAGGCTGGTGAATTACGCCATCACCCTCGGCAACATCAAGGACAAAGACCGCGACTTCAACTTTCGTGTTACACAAGCAGAGCAACAGCAGAACAACTGGCAACAACAGTTTGACGCAGGTCGCAAAGACCGTGCCGACGATGTGGCTTTCCGCGACAAGAAGTTTGACTCTGACAACGACCACTGGCAGAAAGGTTTCGACGAGAACAAACGTCAGTTTGATGTCACCTCCAAGGAGCATGAACGCCACAACAGAGCATCCGAGGGACTTCAAGCTGCTGGTATTGCCGAAACGAGACGGCACAATAAGGCATCAGAGGGCTTGGAACGTCAGCGTATTGCTGCATCGCAGGACGGCAAATATACTGAGTTCTATTCGGGCAATGGTATGGTTCGTATTCCAAACACCCGACTGAACCAGCATAATATCTCGTATGTGTTCAGCAAAACACCGTCCGCAGGTCGCCCAATGCCAACCACTACGTTTGAAGGTACGAAACCAGTTTCAGCCGACCAAATGATGGACTGGATAGGTTCAAACATCGACGACCCGAACGTGCAGAGTGCTTTGCGTGCCATCGGTGGCGTAACCACTTCCGAAGACAACACACCTCCAAGCAGAAGAAACAATAAAAGTAATACCCCACCAAGCAGAAGATAATCGACTATGTGGAATGACGACGATAGAAAATGGCTCTATGAGCAAATGAGGAAGAACGGCGTAAACACAGGCAGTTACGACGACTTCACAAAGAGCCTTGACAATAAAGAAGACCGCGATTGGTACTACCAAAAGAGCCGCAGTTTAGGCTTGAATGTTGGAAGTGCTGACGATTTCGCAAGTATGATGGTTCAGCCAGTGCAGAAACCTGCACCAGTAAAGACTACGACAACGCAGCCTACACAGATACAGGCACAGGTTAACCCCACTGTCAAGACATCTGTGCAGCCAGCACAGGAGGAACAGCCAGCGCAGCAAGGTGGCTGGAAACCAAGTTGGCAGCAGCAGATGGGTATGCAGATATGGATGGACGACTTCAACAGGAACTTAAAGAAGTCGGAACAGGACTTCAATACCCGTATGGAGAACATCCGCAAGGGCAACACCTTGGGTAAGACCAGCGAAGTGAAGTTCAACCCGGAAAGCGGAAAGATGGAGCGCAGGTATTACACGACGCATGGCGATGAAGTAACAACACCGCTGGAGCAGTCGCGCCTCAATCTGAAATACCGTGACGAGTTGGAAGCCACAACACCCGAGGGACGCAAACACCGCGAGAAGCGAATTGAGAATGACTTTGAGCGTCGTTTGGGTGCATCACTTGACAAGTACGACCCAGACAATGCCGCAGCAATGGTATGGCAGCAGGCAGAAGACAAAGCCAGTGAGTCATTTAGGGAATACGTTGACAGGCGCAGACAGCCAACATTGGCAAATGCTCTCCATGATATGGCTGATGCCTCCAATGTCACAGGTGGCGTAGGCATGGATAACATCGAATACGGCATCAAGGCGTTTACTGAGCATCTGAAGTATCACGACCTGCAACGTATGGCTGATGATGCTTGGAATATGCTTGGCAAGGAGAAACAGCAGTCCATCATCGAAGATATGTACGGCGCACTGAAGAACCGTTACCCACAAGCCACAGAACAGCAGTTGCAGCAAGCAGCAACGGAAATGGCGCGTGAACAGAGCGACCGCCGTATGTATGAACTTGCAGTAGCCAAGAACGCCCCTAAAGATGCAGCAGAATACTTCATCCGCAAGGTTGCCACAGGAAACGCAATGGGGACATTGATGCAAGCAGCGGCAAGAGCGCAAGCAGGTACAACAGGCGACTGGGAAGCACGCGAAGATGCAGAACAACGCTTTGAGAAGCAAGGACACAAGGTCGCAGGTATCGCAGGAACAGTTACAGGCTTTGCCTTAGACCCTCTCACTTGGGCATCTGCAGGTGCAGGTGGCGCAGCCGTTAAAGGCACAACTTGGCTCGGTGGCAAGATGATTGGCGAAGCAGCCATGCGTAAGTTTGGCACCACGCTCGGAGGTCGTATGCTTGGTGGAGCCATTGGTGGTGCTGTGAACTTCGGCACATACGAGGCAGGAAGCGAAGCACTCGACCAAATGAAGTGGGGAGGTTACATTGACGAGGAAACAGGTGAACGCAAGGACGGTTTCTCGTTTGGCAATGTGGCAGGGCGTGCAGGACACGGCTTGATGATGGGTGTAGTAACTGGTGTAATTGCTCCATACCTCGGCAATGTAAGCGACAAACTTGTCAGAGCCACCGAAAGCACCGTTGGCAAGATGGGCATCCGTTCCGGTGAACTTGGTGTAGGAACAGTGGCAGAGGGAACAATCTTTGCCGTGCCGGAGATTATCGACACCTACGGACAATATGGCGACCTTATTAACTCACTTTCTGATGAGAGCAGCCCCAACTATATTGCAGACGAACAGGAACGTGCAGCCAAGATTGAGGAACTTCGCAATAGTCGTGGTGACGCGCTGATGGACGTTTGGACTGATAACATGGCAATGATTGCAGGTTTCAAGGCACAACATCTGTTGAAGTCTGCACCGCGTGTTATCTACGACCTTGCACGCTCCAAGAACGGCAAGGCTGGTTTTGAGACACGTTTACGTTCCATTCTTGACGGGCGCGGTGACCTTGCACTTACTGAGGACGAGAAGAAAGAACTGGAACGCAGAGGGTACGGCGACTTAAAAGACCTCACGGAGGAATACAGCCGTTATGCCGAAGCCAAAGAAGAATATGACAAGGCTCGTCCTACCACCACCGATGCAAGCAGAATGATTGAGGGAGGCGACGGACAGGCTGAACTACCATATAACCGCTTTGTCGAGTTGATGACAGATAACAGCGTCAGCGAGGCAGCACGTGCCAAGATGTACTACTATCTCACAGGGCATGGTCTGCCAATGTCAACCGTCATGGGTTCAAGCATCCTTGAAGACAAGGACGCAGACGGCAACGTGACAGGTTACACCGTGCAGTCGTTTGGTGCAAATGGAGTGATTACCAGTCGCTCGTTTGGCGACAAGAAACGTGCAGACGTGGAGGTGAACCGCATCAACAGGCAAGCAGAGTTGAACGGCTTTGACGTGGGTGAGCGTTATTATGACTGGCAAGGCGACAACAAGCGTATGTATGAGGCTTGTGAGACTGTTGCAGAGGAAACAGGCGCACCTGCCAACCTTTTGTTTGACCTCATGAAGCGCAAGACCGAAGCAATGAATGAAGTTGAATTGGAGTGGGCAGAGAAAATCCTTAATGCCTACAACGGTCTTGGTGACAAATACGGTTCATCGGAAGTACGCATAGCCATCAATGAAGAATTTGGTGTAGATGTTGACAAGGCTATCCGTAAGGAGCGCAACCGCCGCAGCGAGCAGGAGCAGAAAGCCGTTGACGAATATGCCAGTCTCCTGTTTGCCGACGTGAAGCGCAAGCAGGAGGAAGCCGCAGAACGTGGCGAAGCACCTGTTGACCCCGATGCACCAACAAGTAACAGTCAGATAGCCGCATTACTCGGCATTGACGATGGTGAGCAGGGCGACCCTGTCAGCGCAGCTTTCAACAGAGGACACGAAGCCGACGCGCAGGAGCGTCAGGACATCGCCATAGAACTTACCGACCCAAACAATGCGGAAGCACAGGAAGCATGGAACGGTGTTGTGCAGCGCATCAACGAGGATGCAGCCTACATGGTAGCCCAGCAGCGAGAGCAGACCAAGCAGATGCAGCATACTGACGGCTCTTTGCGCCCTGCCATCCTCAAAGAGAAAGACAGCGAGGGTAACGACCAGCAGGTGTATATCGTTGACGGCAATGTGCAGATGATGCCCGACGGCTCGGTTGTTGACAAGGCTTCGAGTGACAACATTGTCGTAATATATAACCCTGCCACTGGAGAACGCAAGCAGATAGACCCGTCCGCTGATACCGGCATATCTTCTCTTGGTGAGGTGACAACCGCAGAACAGCGTGAAGCCGACATCGAGCGCAGCAGACAGGAGTACGTTCAAGCACAGATTGACGAGGCACAAGGCACTGTTCGCTTTGTACCTGGTCAGCAGTTGGTGTTGCCTACTGGTGAGGAAGCCGTTGTTGTCGCTACCGATGCAGACGGTGAGAACATCACCGTAGCACTTGGCGACGGAACACAAGCAACCGTCCAGCGTTCAGAGTTGCAGCGCATCAGAGACGAGAAAGCATCTGCAGACTATCGTCAGCGTCATGGTATCACCGAAGAACCAGCAGCGCAGCAGCCCGAAGCCTCAGCACCAGCACAGCCACAGACTGACGGACGTGTGGCAGGTGCGCCAGCCGACTATACAGCCGACATGGAGTTGACTATACGCGACGAGGACGGCAGCGAGAAACCTGCAATGGTGATGGGACGTGTGCGCTATGAGAACGGCAGTTTTGTTCCCGACGCAAACGGAAACATCATCGAGTATTTCATGGACGGTGAGGTAAAGCACGACCATGAAGACAAACTCGTTGATAAGGTTGTGAGCCATGTTGCACCACAGCAGCCCGAAGCTGCACCAGTACAAGAAGCCTCCGCTGAAACACCTGCAACGGTAGAGACTACTCCCCCACCTGTTGAGCAGCAAGCCGAAGTCGCACCACAGCCAGTACAGGATCCAGTGCAGACGGTAGAGCCTCAACCGACACAACCAGCCGAAGCACCTGCACAACCAATTGAGCAGCCAACGGCAGAGCCTATGCCTGTTGGTGAGGATGGTGAAGAAGACTGGCAAGCCACCACACCCGAACGCGCCCATGCCTACATTTTCAACGAGGCAGGACTATCACGCAGTGAGGGTAACGAATTTATTGCAGCGCAGACACAGGCAGCGCAGAGCGCACTTGTCAAGGCGAAGTCGGCACAGATGCCAAGAGTTGGCACCAGCATCAAGAAGTACAACGAGGCAAAGGCGAAACGTCAAGAGAAGATTGACGAGGCACAGCGCGTATTGGACTACTGGCAGCAAGTGCGCAACATTCAGAACGATATACAGCGTGTGGAGAATGAACGCAGAGCGGCAGAGGATGCCGTGCGTCATGATGAAGCCGTTGCAGAGGCACAAGCCGAATATGAGGCACGCAAGCAAGCCGAGGCAGAGCGTAAGGCAGTTGGCAACGAGAACCCGATGCCATCCATTACCGAGAAGTGGAACAATGCCACAAAGGTTGACGGACACCGCGACGAAATCATGCTGCCCGACGGAACACCGCTGAAAGGTCATTACGTCCTGCATGAGAGTGGTGCATCATCCCCAAGCCACAACCCAGAAACATGGCAGAAGACTGACGGTTTCCCGATGGATGCCAACGACAACAGCGTGAACGACCGCGACTATGAGCGAGACCACGACGCGCAGGAGCATACACAGAGCATTGCGCGTCAATATGACCAGCGAGCCTTGCAGAGTGTTCCAGTTGTCAGCAACGATGGTGTTGTGTTATCGGGCAACGGTCGTACCATGGCCGGTGAACTGGCAGCGCGTGACAATACCGATGGCGCATACGTGAACTATCTGAAAGAGTACGCGCCCAAATTTGGCTTCACTCCCGAACAGGTTGAAGCGATGCAGCATCCGCGTGTGTCATTCGTTCCCGATGAGGCAATGCCATACACGGCAGAGACCTTTGCGAAGTTCAACCAACAGGAAATGAAGTCGCAGAACAAGACTGAGCAAGCCGTGAAACTTGGCAAGACAGTGAACGACGATAGTTTCAAGGGTATTGTCAGAACCATCAACGGCTATGACACGCTTGGCGACTTCTACAACGATGCAGAAGCGAGCCTTGGCGCAGTCTATGACCTGCACAATGCCGGTGTTGTTCCACAGGCACAGTTGGCAGAAATGGTTGACGGTGTTCGCGGACAGGAGAAACTGAGTGCCGTCGGTCGTGAGTTTTTGGAAAACATGCTCATCGGCAAAGCCTTTGAGAGCGACCCCGAAGTAGTGCGTATGCTCACGGCAGAGCCAGCCATGCGTCAGACCGTTATCACCGCACTTGGTGAGATTGTCGATAACATTGCCCTTGGTGGCGACTGGTCTTTGCAGGGAGAGTTGGCAGATGCCGTGAAGTTGTGTTTTGATGCACGACAAGGCGGTGCCAAGTACGGCGAGATAGTCAGCACATACGCACGTCAAGGTGTGTTGTTCGCTGACCCCGACGAGTTGCAGACCGTAGCAGACTTCAATAATGCGACCATGCTGATGCTTGCTGACGTGCTGAATGACAAGCGCGTTACCTTGCTGAAGACTACACTTCAATTATACAATAACAACGCGAGACAAAGCGCAGTAGGACAAGCCGACCTGTTCGCAGGTGGCATTCAGAGCCGCGAGGACATCTTGCGAGACGTAATCACATTTATAAACGAGAATTATGGCAAACGAAAAGAAATCGAAGCAGCCCGGGCAGAAGCCGTGGAGCGAAGAAAAGCAGATAGCGTTCAACAAGATGGCACTCCTCCAGCAGTCAGCACAAATGGCGAAGCAACAGCAGAGCCAAGTGCCGAACCTGCACCAGTAGAGGCAGAACCTGTTGAGGCTACCGAACCAGTAGAAGCAGAGCCTAATGCCGTGCAAACAGCATTGGCAGCAGCCGAACAGGAAACCAATACCGAGCCTACCGAAGCACAGAAAGAGGCTGGTAACTACAAGAAAGGACACGTCAAGATTGATGGCTACGACGTTACCATCGAGAACCCGAAAGGTTCTGTTCGTCGTGGTACTGATGCCAGTGGCAAGCAGTGGGAGCAGGAAATGCAGAACACCTACGGCTACATTCGCGGTACAGATGGCGTTGACGGCGACCACATCGACGTGTTCTTCTCCGAAGACCCCTCGCAGGGTGATGTGTTTGTCGTTGACCAAGTGAACAAGGACGGCAGCTTTGACGAGCACAAGGTGATGTATGGTTTCCCCGACATCGAGAGCGCACGAAAGGCATACCTCTCCAACTATGAAGACGGTTGGCAGGGACTTGGTGCCATTACTCCTGTCAGCAAAGAGGAGTTCAAGAAGTGGATTGACAGCAGCCACCGCAAGACGAAGCCGTTTGCGGAGTACAGCAGCGTGAAGCCTCTTGGCGACACCCAACTTGGTGAGCAGCCGACCGCAGGTTACTCCATCGAGCCGACCACCTACACCAACAAGAGAGGTAAGACCACACCGATGCACCTTGTTACTTTCGGTAGAGAGTTGTCGAAAGATGAAATTCGTGCCGGCAAGGAACTCGCAAAGGAAAGCCGTGGTTGGTGGGATAGAGAGAAAGGCGGTTTCATGATGCGCGACGAGGATAGCGCGAAAGCACTTGCAGTGGCTTTGAGTAATGAAGAAGCTGTGCAGGACGCACAACCTTTGTCTGTAGAAGACGTGGCAACAGTCACCGACCATGCAGATATGAAAGCCGTTGATGAAACCATCAAGGTAGAGCAAGAGCCACAGACCACTCCACAGTATGACTATGACCGCGAGGATGATGTCTATGACAAGACACTGACAGGACTTCGCAACGTACTCAATGACCGTAAGCGTGGAGCAATCCCCAATATCAAGAGTATTGAAAATGTTATCCGCGACCTGCGCAAGCGTGCCAAGACCATTGAGGACGGCATGGCTACCGCAGCAGGTGAGACAATTCCACAGGCATTTGACGCACTTGCCAACCTCAACGGACGCAGAAAGGCATACGAGCAGTTCCTTGTTGACATCCGCAAGAGGATGGCAGAGGATGAGCGCGACGATGCCCTTGCCGCTCATGGTGTGAAGTTTGGCGACAAGGTTAAGATTAGAGGCAAGGAGGCAACCATCCACGATGCAGACGCAAGACAAGTAACGCTTGACACTGGTATGGCACCAGTACTGTATGAGGTTACAGACTGGGAGAATGTGGAAGTACCCAAACGCGAACCTGCGACCCCACAGCCGAAGAAAGTCAATGTAGAGAGCCTTATGGGTGAACTCAACGAAAAGGGCGAAGCCAAGTTGAGCGACCACACTGAGGAACAGCAACAGGAGGAAAGCACCGAGCAGCCCAAGCAGGAGGAGAAGAAAGCCAAGAGCAAGTGGGTTGACGATGCAGATGCAGAACGCTTTGAGGAACTTCGTAGGCGTTTGCGTCAGAAACTTGGTGGTCAGTTGAGCATAGGAGTTGACCCCGAAGCGTTTGCCCTTGGTGTGGAAATGAGTTACCTCATGCTGAAACATGGCGCACGAAAGTTTGCCGAGTTTGCCAAGCAGATGATTGAAGCCCTTGGCGAGAATGTGCGTCCGTACCTCAAATCATTCTACAACGGAGCGCGTGACCTGCCCGAAATGGCAGAGTATGAAAAAGAACTGACCCCTTACGACGAGGTACGCACATTCGATGTGATGAACTTCGACAAAGAGGGTGCAAAGGATATTGTTGCCACCGCTGAACACATCGTGCGCGAACAAGCAGCCGAGCGTGAGGCAAAGGAGGCGACCGACAAACTAAAACAAGAACGCAATGAGCAAAGAAAAGAAACAGAGCAAGAAGTCGCAGCAAATACAGAGGCTCTTGCAAGCGAAGCAGCAACTGTTGCAAGCGAAGTCGAAAGTAAACTCCCGTCTGCAAGAAGTGAGCGAGAAGTAAACGACCTCGCAAAGAACATTGACGATGCTATCGACAAGGTGAATGACCAACTGGCATTGCTTGGTTACTATGAGGCAGAGCCAGTGGAGAGCGACTTCAACGAGGCATACGGCTACATGCGCAATGCTGAGAAGAAAGCTGTGAAGAATGTCACAGAGTTGTTTAAGACACTGACAAAGGAACTCGGCATCAGCGACCCTGTTGTGTATGATACCAAGGGCAAGAAACAAAAGAGTGTGATGGCAAACATCGCACCTGCAGGTGGTGATGTTACCATGCGCTTCATGTTGAACCGCGACAAAGGCGTGGAGTTGTATATCGACTTCATGCTGGAACCCGATTATGAAAACAATCGCGACAACCTTGTGCTGAAAGGTATCATGTTCCGTCCCGAAAGAAATCTCCCTAACGGTGGACGTGACTACCTGCGTGCAAACAACTTTTTCCCTGTTGATGTTACCATGCCACAGATGCTGCAAGGTATCAGAAGTGTGTGCCAAGAATGGTTACCGGCAGAGGACTACGTTGCAATGGCACAACGTATTGCAGCGGAAAATGCAGGTAATCAGCAAGAAAAGCCGTCAAAGGAGCGTAAATCTAAGAAAAAATCAGTATCTTTGCAGGAGCAAACCATCCCCGATTTGTTCAGTGGTTTGTTCAGTGAAGACTTAAAACCAACGAGCAATGAGCAAGAAGTACACGTACAACCTCGCACCGGCACTTCCGAGCGAGAAGGAGGACACCAACGCGAACAGAATGAGCCGTTGGGAGAGAGCAAACAAAATGAAGATGAGCGACCTGACGCAGGACGAGTGGTTAGACGTAGTGGAAACGATACTAAGTCTGACACCGCAGGAGGCTCGCGAGTATCTGAACTATCTGATGGCAAGCAAAATGTAAAGCCAGCCAAGCCCGAACCTGCACCCCTTGCAGAGAGCGAGCGAAAGAACACCCATAACAATCATGCCGAGCGCGGAACAGACTACGCGCCTAAAGGCACCAGCGCACGTATCGAAGCCAACATAAAGGCTATAGAGACGATGCAGCGTCTTATCGAGAGCGGCGAGCCAGCCACTCCCGAAGATATGTCTGTGCTTCGCAAGTTCAGCGGTTGGGGTGGCTTGGGTGCTGCTTTCAAGGAAAAGGTAAGTAGCGGTGATAGTGGCTACAATCCACGTCTGCGCGACGACTACCAGCCAGCCAACCCGATTAACGCACGTCTGCGTGAGTTGCTTTCGCCCGAAGCATACGAAGCCGCCAACATGAGCCGTAACAGTGCATACTATACTCCTGCACCTGTTATTGATGCCATGTGGGATGTTGCGCGAGCAATGGGTTTCCGTGGTGGAAACGTATTGGAGGGGAGTGCCGGTATCGGCAACATTATCGGTCTGATGCCTACTGACATGAGCGAACGAAGCAATATTCATGCAGTAGAGATTGACGAGACCACAGGAAACATTCTCTCACTGCTCTATCCCGATGCCAATGTAGAAGTAAAAGGATTTGAGAAAACATTTGTTCCTAACGGAAGTGTTGATTTGGCTATCACCAATGTACCTTTCGTTACAGGCTTGCGTGTGATGGACGAGACTGGCGACAAGGATTTGTCACGTAAGTTCCATGACATTCACGACTTCTGTATTGCCAAGAATGTGCGCAAACTCAAAGAAGGAGGCGTTGGCATCTTTATCACGTCAAGCGGAACACTTGACAGCCCGAACTCCGCAAAACTCCGTACATGGTTGGTAAATGAGGGAGGCGCAGATGTTGTCGGTGCTTTCCGTATGCACAACCAAACATTCGGTGGAACTGGCGCAACCTCTGATATTATTGTCATTCGCAAGCGCGTGAATGGTCGCAAGAGTGCAAACGCCATAGACGTGAGCGGCACACTGCCCATCCGCACTGTGAAGTACAACACAGGTGAAACAAAGCGTGGCAGCAGTGAGGTAATAGTCAAAGACCTTGCGCTTGACGTAAACAAGCACTTTGTGGAGCATCCCGAAGACATGGCAGGTGAAATGGCTTTCGCATTTGAGAAAGGTGACACCTACCGTGCAACCAGCAAGGCACTCTATCCAAGTCCGAGCATCAACCAAGAGCAGCGTCTGTCAGAGTGGGCGCAGCAGTTCAAGGATATGGACTGGGATAAAGCAGAGGAGCGCGAGAGCCAGCAGGTAGTGTATGAAGATTTGGGTGAAGATGTCAAGGAGGGCAGCATGTTACTTGACAGCGACGGCAATCTGTGTCTTGCACAGAGAGGAAAAGCCGTGCCTATCAACGTCAATGCCAACAAGGTTAAGGGACACACCAAGGCAGAGTGTTTCAACGCATACAAGGCTATCAAGGATGCACTTGCCGACGTGCTGGAGTATCAGACTACCCACAGCGACGATAGCGGTTTGCAACAGCGTCTTGCCAAGTTGAACAAGGCATACGACAGTTTTGTCAAGACCTACGGACATCTGAACAAGAACACTTCCATTTCTTTCCTGCGCAGCGATATGGACTACCCAAGTATTGCCGCATTGGAAAGTGTGAGTGAGACAGGTGACAAGAGCGGAAAGCGTATTGTTACCTACGGCAAGACTGACATTTTCAGCCGTCGTGTCGTGGAGACCGAGAGCGAGCCGAAGCCGACAACCATTAAAGACGGTATCATTGCCAGCATCTATCTTAACGGACGTGTCGATGTTCCATATATCGCTGAGCAGTTGAACATGAGCGATAGCGATGTGCGCCAGCAGATTATTGAAAGTGGACTTGGCTTCGAGAACCCGACCACAACCGAAATGGAAGTGTCGTATGAATATCTCAGTGGCAATGTTCGTGAGAAGTTGCGCCAAGCCCAAGAGAACAACACGGACGGACGTTATGATGCAAACATCAAAGCACTGGAGCGTGTTATCCCGATGAACATTCCTGCACACCTCATAGAGTTTACACTTGGCTCGTCATGGGTTGAGCCTAAACTTTATGAAGACTTTGTAAAGGAGCGCACCGGGCTTGACGTGAAGTTGACAAATGCAGGTGGTACATGGATAATGAGTGAGCCATACTATACGAACACCGAGCAGAACAGGGCAATGGGTGTTATCAGTGAGAAGTGTGACAAGACCATCTACGGACATGAACTTATCAAAGCTGCTATCACCTGCAAGAGTATCAGCGTTACCAAGACTATTTCCACAGGCTACGGAAGCAGTAAGACCACCGAGACGATTGTGGACAAAGAGGCGACGATGGCTTGTGCCAACAAGATTGACGAGATACGCCAAGACTTCAAAGACTGGGCGCGTGGCAAGATGCAGGGCGACCCCGAAATGTCGGAACGCATGGAGCGTGTCTATAATGAACTGTTCAACAACAGCGTACCAAAGGAAATTCCCGACGAGTTTGTGCCGGAGCATTTCGGAGGTGCAGCCACCGTTGTTAATGGTAAACCATTCAAGTTGCGTCCGCACCAGGCAAAAGCCGTTATCCGTGCAACGACACAACCGCTGATGCTGGCTCATGAAGTCGGTACAGGTAAGACATACACCCTCATCAGTACAGCAATGGAAATGCGCCGTCTTGGTACAGCACGCAAGCCAATGATTGTTGTGCAGAACGCTACCGTAGGACAGTTTGTCGCCAGTGCAAAGGCACTCTACCCCAATGCCAAGATACTGACCCTTGAAGATGCAGACCGCAACGCCGAGGGAAGACGTAACTTCTATGCCAAGATACGTTACAACGACTGGGATATGATAGTAGTTCCTCAGTCGGTGTTCCAAATGATACCCGACAGTGAGGAGAGACAAATCCGCTTTGTCGAGGACAAGATTGAGGAGAAAATGGCTGTGTTGGAAAAGATGCGTGAAGCCGCCGACAACGACCGTGACCCTGTATTGCGTCAAGCCCAGCGCGAATTAGAGCAACTGGAAGAGGAGCGCAACAATCTACAGATTTCGTTGAGGGAACGTAAAGGCAAGACCGAAAAGGACGAGAAGCGCGAAGCCAAGACAAGGCAGAACGCGATGGTCAAGGCGCAAGAAATGCTCGACCGCGAGACAGACGATGTGGCCAACTTTGATGATATGGGCATTGATGCCCTGCTCATTGACGAGGCACACGAATACAAGCATCTTGGTTTTGCCACCGCCATGCAGCGAGGCGTGAAAGGTGTTGACCCATCATATAGCAAGAAGTCGCAGGGCGTTTATCTCAAAACGCAAGCCGTGCTGGAGAATAAGAACGGCAAGAATGTGGTGTTTGCTACTGGTACACCTATCAGCAACACCGCAGCCGAGATATGGACGTTCATGCGCTATCTCATGCCAGCCGACACCATGCGCGAGTACGACATCTATTATTTCGACGACTTTGTGCGCAACTTCGGCAATATCCAGCAGATGCTGGAATTTTCCACCAACGGCAAGTATAAGGAGAACAACCGCTTTGCAGGTTATGTAAACCTCCCCGAACTTGTGCGTATATGGGGAGGTGTCGCCGACACGGTGCTGACCCGTGAGGCAGGAGGCGTGAGCGACAAGATACCAAAGATGGAAGGTGAAAAGGCACAGGACATCTATCTGCCACAGACGAAAGCCCTGCGTGGTGTGATGAAGTTTGTGAAAGACCAACTCGACGATTATGAGAAGATGAGTGGCAAGGAGAAGAAAGAGAACAGTCACATTCCTCTTGTCATGTATGGTATTGCCAAAGCCGCTGCCGTTGATGCACGTCTCGTACTTGAAGATGCAGCAGACGAGCCGAACAGCAAGACCAATGAAGCCGTGCGTCAGACACTTCGCAGTCTCGAAGACACCAAGGAATATAACGGCACTGTTGCCATCTTTGCGGACAACTATCAGAACAAAGCGACAGGCTTTAACCTTTATGAGGACATTCGCAAGAAACTCATTGATGCAGGTGTACCCGAAGCCCAAGTTGTTGTGATGAAGTCCGGCATGAGCATCAAGAAGAAACTTGAAATCTTCGACAAGGTGAACCGTGGTGAAGTCCGTGTTATCATGGGCAGCACCGCAACACTCGGTACTGGTGTTAATATTCAAGAGCGACTGCACACCCTCATCCATGTTGACGCACCTAACCGCCCAATGGACTACACGCAGCGCAATGGCCGTATTTTGCGCCAAGGCAACCTGCATAACGAATGGGGAATACCTGTCCGTGTACTCCGTTTCGGTGTTGAAGACAGCCTCGACGTTACTGCCTACCAGCGTTTGAAGACCAAAGGAGCGATAGCCGACAGCATCATGGAGGGAAAGAAGATGATGAGCAACTCGATGGAGAACCGTGTGCTGGAGGAGGAACAAGACCTGTTCGGCGACATCACGGCTCAGTTGTCGGGTAGCCAGTACGCTCTGCTGAAGAACCAAGTGGAGAAAGAAGTGAAGAAGTTGGAGGCACGCAAGAAACAGTGGGAAGCCGACCAAACATACGTTCACAATCAGAAGCCACGTCTGAAAGCACTCATTAAGGATAGTGAGGAGCGAGCAAAGCGCAACAAGGAAGCCCTTGCCAAAGTTGAGGCTGCAAAGAATGATGGTATCACCATCGGCAAGATGAAGTTCCCATCACTCGACGCAATGGGTGACTATATCAAGGACTACAACAGTAAACAACGCGAGCAACAGGAGCAGGTGCGCACAGCATCGGGTTATCAATCCGAAGCCAAGAGCGACCTCACCGTTAGCGTCGGAGGCTTTGACTTCCATATCCATCGTGTTATCACCAAAGAGCAGAAGCAGGAGAAAGGACAACTCTCATTGTCATTCTTCTCTAAAACTCAAATGACATATTCCTGCCCGAAACTCGGACTTGAAGACGTGCCAGTAGATGGTCAGCGTTTGAAGTCTGCGCTGGAGGACATTCTCGAAAACGTGTTGAGCGGTGATGATTTCCGCGAAAAGGCAGAGTATGCCGATAGAGCAGCAGAAAGATACAAAGGTGAGTTGCAGCAAGTAGAGGCGCGTGACGGCAAACCGTTTGAGTATGCCGACGAGTTGAAGCAAGCCAAAGAGAAACTTGCCGAGTATGAAGAACTGATGAAAGCGGAAATGGAAGAGAAAGAAGCCAAGTATGCAGAAATGGATGCTTCTGTTGAAGCAGCAAAGGGCGTACAACTTTCCGACGAAGACAGCGACGATGTAACAGAGGACACCGCAAAGTACCGCATACGCGAGGACGAGCCACCTACAAAGACAGGTATCGGCTATAAGGTGTTTGTGTTGAAAGATGGCAAACTTTATCCTCCTATGGTAGCAAACCCGAACGGTGAGGCTACCCCAGTGGGTGTATGGCTTGATGCAGATGCAGCCCCAGTTGCAGGTGTTACAAAGACAGGTCGCAAGCAGGTTAAGGCAGGTGGCAAGGGAACACAGGGAGGTAGCGGCAAGTTGGCATACCGTCCCGGTTGGCACTTGGGCGAGATACCTTATGCACTCCAGTTCAACCGCATGAACCCCGAAACAGGACAGCGCGAGTTGTTCCCTGCAAACTTTGTGTGGGCAGAGGTGGAGTATGCGAACGATGTGGACTACCAAGAGGAAGCCATGAGTTACGGCATAAACGCAAGCGGAAAGTTCCAACACTCGCTTGCAGGTCTCCCACGACTGCCCGAAAACGGCTCATACAGGTATCGCACCAATCCCGACCCGAACACAGACCCTTGGGTTATCACTGGTGCCATGAAAGTAAACCGCATTCTTAAACCGAGTGAGGTTGATGCAATGGTAGAAGCCGCAGGTCGTGAGCCTCAACAGCGACAGGCTGGTGCCATCACTGACGAACAGGTGGAAGCACTTAACGCCAAGGTGAAGCGTACCATGCAGGAAGACCGCGACATGATGCGCAGTGCCGTTCTGCAGATGGGTGAAAAACTGCACACGAACATCAATATCATTGAGGACGTGAACGAAATCACACACCCCAATGCAGCGGTGCAAGAGCGTAGGCGCAAGTCCAAAGGTTGGTATGACACAGCCACAGGACAGGTGAACATCGTTCTTGACAACAACAAAAACATTGACGATGTGAAAGCCAGTGTCGGACATGAGACCATTGCCCACAAGGGTTTGCGTGAACTTGTCGGTGAAGAAAACTATGACGAGTTCCTTGACGAGACCTATCAGCATTTGCGCGACGACTTGAAGAAAGGCGTTGATGCTGCAGCAGGTCGTGCCTTTGTCGATGATGCCACCAAGAACGGAAAGCGTGCCAAGAGTTACGAGCAGCACAGACGCACCGCTGTTGACGAGTTGTTTGGACGCATGGCAGAGAAACCGTTTGAGGAGTTCAGTGAGGGCGAGCGTACCTTATGGCAGAAAATCAAAGCCACCGTCCGCAGATTGCTTGACAAGTTCCTTGGCTCATTGAAGTTGCCGAAATGGTTTGAACTTGGCGACAACGAACTGCGTTACATCTTGTGGCGCAGCAAGGAGCATTTGGAGCGTGGCAAGGAACACCCAATAGACCTTGCGCGTGACATCGTGAAGCGTGAGGAACTTGGGCTGACAGACGAGGCACGTTACAACATGGGCGATGCTCCCGAAACATTCAAGGCACGTCAGAGACGAGCCGCAGAGAATAAGGGAACAGTTATGCCTGGTCTTAATGATGCACAGGTGAAAGTGGTGGATGTGCCGAGGCATCATTATACTGGAAACATTGCAGAGGCAACACGGCAAGCCATCGAAGCTGCCAAGGCGAAATTTGCGCCCAATGGAAAAGCGAGAACTTTACGCTATGACAATTTCGGTGCAACGTTTGATTACTCAATTTCGGGAAGTGCAGTAGAAGAAAGCCTTAACCCGAAGCAGCAAGCTAAGAGCGTCAATAAGGGTGTACACATCGCAATGGCAGAACATCTTGACGAAATCATCGGACAGAGTATTGAGGTAGAGGAACACCCGGACTACTTAAAGAATGAGAAAGGTGAACGTAACACAAGCATCATCAACGACAAAGCATTGATGCACCGCTTCTACGGTGCAGTGGTTGTTGATGGCGTACCTTATCGTGTCATGACATTGATGCGTGAAGATAGACGCTTTAATGAGGGCAATGCAGTACACGCTTATGAGGTACAAAAAATCGAAGTGCTCGACGAAGAAACGCCGAACACTCCGAATGGTAGCCACACGTCTAAAGTCAATGCTTTAGTACCTGTAGCAGTTGCAAAGGTAATCAAAAATGTTGAAAAATCGTACGATACAGGGAAAAATTTGCTTGAACAGAGCAAATTAGCCGATGAAAGTACCGATTTGTACCGTGACCCGGAAGAAACGGAGGACATTTGGAATGACCAAAGTTTAGGTTTGCAGGAGCGCATAACGGCAGCAGCAACCCGACTGGCAAACAATCATCGTGACAACAAGACGTTGCGCCATGATGCTATGCGTGCTATCGGTGGAAATCTCTCCGACTTGCGCAAGGCAATGAGCCTACAGCGTACCTTTGACATGACCACCGTGAAACGTGTCGCCGACCTTGCGCGTGTGCTGATGAATAACGGCTATCTGAACGGACTGACCCAGCAGGAAGTTAAACGCTTGCTTGCAGCCGTAAAGAACAGCGTAGGACACAATGACATCGAGGGTGATGTGCAAAAGGTGATGGACATCATGGTGGATAACCAGTTGAAGCACGCCGAGGACACCCTGCACGAACTTGAAGCCATCAGAGGCAGCAAGGTAGATGCAAGAGGTGTTGAGGTGCAAGGACAACTCGACCCAGCCGGAGCGCACACCATGAAAGTGTTTAAGAAGACACGCGGATGGGAGAAGACCGACATCGAGGAAGCCCTCAGCGAGGCACAGCAGCGCATGGGCAGCAGCGATGTGGCAGTAGCCGATGAAGCTGCACTGGAGTACACAGGGCTGCAACTTGCACTGGAGTATGCCGAGAACATCAAGGACAGCAAGGTAGAGGAGCGCAAACTGCGTGAAGAAATCAAACAGGCACATGACGATGCCAGCGAGCGCGACCGTGCCACCGACAGTTACCGCCAGTACATTGCCAGTCTGCAAGAGGCAATCCGTCAGAACAAGATTGAGAGAGCGCAGAGTTACTTCGACCTTGTAGGCAGGTTGTCTGACAGCCTCCGCGAGAGCATTGCCAACGCCAAGGACTTCAAGGAAGCCGAGAAACAGCGCATCCGCGAGATACAGCACAATGCCAACAGCGACATGGAGGGCAGACCGAGCGACGAACATCTGCGTAGAACACATGGAACACTGAAAGCACTGAATAACATTTTTGGTAACACCTTGTTTGCTCCTCTCGCCACCTTTGACCAGATGTTGAGAATGTTCGGAGGCAAGAGTGCCAACGGCGAGGGCTACCTGTATAACCGCTTCATGAGAGGCTGGATTGATGCACGTCAGCAAGAAATCAACGGTGTGCGCGACAAATACGCCATCCTTGATGCCAAAGCCGCAGAGTTGTTCGGTGGCAAGGTGAAGACGTGGGGCGACCTTATCCGTCGTGTCGGCAAACTGCCAAAAGGCACAGTTTCATTTTGGAACGGTGGTGAAATGCAGGAGCGTGAACTGACGCAGGGCAACCTCATGTATATCTACATGGTGAACAAGATGCTTGACGGACGTATGAAGTTGCGCAAGATGGGTATCACCGAGGAGAATGTGGCAGACATCGAAGAAGTGCTTGACCCACGATTGATAGAACTTGCCGACTGGCTGCAAGACGAGTTCCTTGTGCAGACGCGCAACGAGTACAACGAGACGCACAAGCGAATGTTTGGTGCTTCCATGGCCGCTATTGAGCATTACTTCCCATTGAAGATACTTGCCAATGCCCGTGCCGACAAGCCCGAAGACCTTGACAATCCCGACAAGAGTGACGGCATCAGCACCGCTACTGGTAGCATTATCAAACGCAGACGCAATGCCCTTGCCCTTGACATTACAGGTGCAGACGCATTGAGCGTGATACTTGACCATGTGGCACAGATGGAACACTGGAACGCCTTTGCAGAGTTTAACCGCGACATCAATACTCTGCGTACCTACAAGCGTTTCCGTAACCAAGTGCAGAACATGACTACCATCTACGGAAATGGTGAAGAGTTGTGGAAGAAGTTCAACGATGTTTGCCAAATGGCGGCAGGAACCTACAGACCGCCGCGTACCAAGTTGGATAAAGGTGCTTTGGAGTTTGCCCAAGGTGTAACAGCAGCAAAGGTGTCGTTCAGAATGTTCACAGCCTTAAAGCAGTTAGCATCTATGCCAGCATACATTCCCGAAGTCCGTGCCGATTACCTTGCTGCTAATATACTCAATCCAGCAAAGGCATGGAAGTGGAGTATGGAACACCTGCCAATCTTCAGCGAGCGTTGGCGTAGTCGCGTAAGTGGCGACCCACGACTGGCAAAAAGTGGCATGGACTGGCGCGACTGGAGAGCCAATCTTGTTCAAAGGGCAGCACGTTTGGGTATGTCGCCTAATGCCTTTGTGGATGCTCTCACTGTCAGCATCGGCGCACATTCGATGTATCAGACACGCCTTGTCCAATACCTGCGTGATGGTTACAGTGAAGCCGACGCAGAGAAGAAAGCCGTGCAGGATGCAGAGGTGCTTTACAATCAGACCCAGCAGTCAAGCGAGGGCGCATTTACCTCGACGATGCAGGTTGATAGGTCTTGGTTGTCCGTGTTGTTCACAGTGTTCCGCAATGCCTCTATGTCTTACCAGCGTCAGTTGTTCGATGCGCTTCGTAACTTCAAAAATAACCTCACACCGGGAGGACGTGCAAGAAGCATCGAGTTTATGAAGAAGCAGTATGTGCGTGACGGCATCGACGAGGCGCAGGCAGAGCAGAACGCCAAGCGCAAGTTCAGACGGCAGTTGCTGAAAGACACCCTGCGCGTTGCCACATTCGGGTACATCATGCAATGGGCATGGAATATGTTTGCATACCTGCCATACCTGCTGTTCGGCGACGATGAAGACGAGAAGCAGAAGATGTGGGATGATGTATGGGCGCACACCGCGTTTGGCAGTGTCGAGGGTCTGACAGGTGGCGACCTTATGAGCCAGGCAGGACAGATGATGATAACTGGTGAGGGCAATCCTGCCTATCTGAGTAAGGACATGCCATTGACGAGTGACATCATGGCAGCGTTCCAAAAGTTGGGCAACGGTCAGCATACCGAGGCTTTGAACGACATGATAAACCTCATTGTTCAAGCAGGTCTCGGTGTGAATCCACAGAGCATTACCGACGTAGCCCTGTCTATCATGGACGCTTGTGGTGACGACCCAACACTGGCACACGAGGCAACCATCTGTATTTCTCGCATCTTGCAAGTACCGCAGAGCCAAATCGACAAGATGTATTTCGACGAGGTTGGTTTGAGCGGTGACGAAGTGAGCAAGTACACCCCTGCACAACTTGCAGAGCGATATGCCCAGTTCAAGGTGAAGCGTGGACGTTTCTTCTCTCCTTGGTCATGGGGTGACGAGGAGCGTATCAAGAAGTTTACCGACAAGGCAAACAAGACCATCAAAGAGCGCACCGAGCAAATGGGCGACAAACATGTTAATGAAGCCTACCTGCAATACGAGGAAGTGTATAAGGGTGTCGATGCCAAGGTAAAGGAAGCCAAGAAAACGGCGAAGACCGATTACGTGGAGGCAGCACAACTGATGGCTGATGCACAGAGCGACCCCAACGCCTTTGCAACTTATCAGATGTTCAAGCAGATGGATGGTAACTTCAACAAGATAGTGAAGTTCTATCTCGGAGCCAAGACACCCGATGAAGCTGCATTGTGCAGACAGGCAGTCCTTGACTATAAATCGGCTATGGTGAAAGTGCTTGAAGCCCCCGATGCTTCTACACGCGCCGACGCAATGAATAGTCTTGGTACAGTGATGCAGGGCTTCACACAGAAGTATATCCCAATGCAGCAACCCAATAGATAACAGAGAAAAAGTGTCGGCAGGGTTTAACTTTGCCGACACATAACAAAAGTAACAGATATGGAAATCGTACTACATAGGCTTAGCAAGGTACTCGTTCCAAATGAGAACGATGAAGCCGACAGCGTAAAGCGTAGCCGGTTGCAGTGTCATGGTGACCGTGCGCGTGCGCAGGAGATACTTATCGAGGCGCAGAACTACTACAATGCAATGTACCGCTTCCGCAAGGACAGGGAGCGTAACAAGCGTTACAACTACGGCGACCAGTGGGGCGACGTGGTATGTGTGGACGGCAAGAAGATGACTGAGGAGCAGTATATCCTCTCGCAGGGCAACATACCGCTGAAGACAAACCTCATCCGTAGGCTTGTGCGCAACGTCATAGGTGTGTACCGCAGCCAAGCCACCGAACCTACTTGCACGGCTCGCGACCGCGACGAGCAGCAACAGGCAGAAACGATGAGTACCGTGCTGCAATACAACATGCAGTTGAACCGCATGACGGAACTCTATGCCCGAAGTATGGAGGAGTATCTGATAAGCGGCATGGTGGCACATCGTAAGTGGTACGGCTGGCGCAATGACAAGATGGAGTGCTGGACTGACTATGTGCAGCCCAACAATTTCTTCATCGACAACAACATGCGTGACTTCCGTGCATGGGACTGTTCTTTTGTTGGTGAGATACACGATGTCAGTTTCGGGCAGGTATGCGAGCAGTTTGCCAAGTCCCCCGACGATTATGCACGTTTGGCAGAAATCTACCGACAGGCGCGAGACAAAGGCGCGAGCATACACGCATGGGAGGAGTTTGGCTATAGCCGTGACTGGATAAACACCGACTTCCTCACACCGCGAGACGAAAGCCGATGCCGTGTTATTGAGGTGTGGCGCAAGGAGAGCAAACCGAGATACCGCTGCCATGACTACAACAATGGTGACATCTTCAAGATAGACATTGAGGATTACAGCACGATGGTACAAGCCGAGAACATGAAGCGCATAGAACAGGCACAGCGCAATGGTATTCCATACAATGAAATACCGTTCATCAAAGCCGAGTGGTTCATGGATAGTTACTGGTACTACTACTTCCTCAGTCCGCTTGGTGACATCTTGGCAGAGGGTGAAACGCCTTACGAACACAAGAGCCATCCTTACGTGTTCAAGGCATACCCATTCATCGACGGTGAGATACATTCATTCGTCTCTGACGTGATAGACCAGCAGCGTTACACCAACCGCCTTATCACACTTAACGACTGGGTTATCAGAGCCAGCGCAAAGGGAGTGTTGCTTATTCCTGACGAGTGCATACCTAAGGGCATGTCGCCAGAAGAATTTGCAGACACATGGGCAAGGTTTAACGGTGTTGTTGTCTATACTCCAAGCAAGACAGGTGCAGTACCGACGCAGGTATCTAACAACTCTACGAACATCGGCATACATGAAATGCTGAACTTGATGCTGAAGTTCTTTGAGGACATCAGCGGTGTCAACGGCGCATTGCAAGGTAAGCCCGGTTATGCTGGCATAAGTGCAGCACTCTACAACCAGCAGACACAGAACGCCACCACGTCGCTACTTGACTTGCTTGACAGTTTCCAAGAGTTTGTGCGTGACGCTGCATATAAGGACGTGAAGAACATTCAGCAGTATTACGACCAAAAGCGGACATTCAACATTGCTGGTCGTGCAGGTATGCAAGTGGTTTACGACCCGATGAAGATACGCGATGTAGAAATGGACATCAGCGTAGTACCGAGCCAAGCAACACCTGCATATCGAGCAATGGCAAATGATTTCCTCATGCAGTTGTTTGAGAAACAGGCTATCAGCCTTGAACAGATGCTGCAAGCAGGTAACTTCCCATTTGCCGACGCATTGCTTCAGAACATCAAGAGCCAAAAGGAGCAGTTGGAGCAGGGACAGGTGCCGGAAGGCTTGTCGCCCGAACTTATGCAGCAGATACAGCAAGGCGTGAACCCAGAAACAATGAAGTTGTTACAAAGGACTATGGGTATGGCAGCATAATAATTCTGTTTTGTGAAAGGAACTATCGACATTACTATCAGTAAGATACTACAAGAGAATGAGCGCAGACGCGCAATAGTGTTTGCGCCGTTCAATCCTATAACTGGTGAGGGCAGCATCGGACAGCGTGTTGCCTTTACCATTTCTGACTATCCTATCCCCACGCAGTATCTGCCAGTGGAAATGATGGATGAGCCATTTGTCAAGTCATTGTCAAAGGCTGGTAGTGTTGATGCTTTCATTCGCGATGCTCTGATGTTGCCTGTCACCGATGAGGCACGCGACAAGGTTGTAGAGGAGTTCATAAGGATAAGGCAAAAGCATGACTACCCATTTTGGGCAGCAATGTTTGCCTACATCAAGCGCAAGGGTGGAGGAACAGACGTTCTTTTCAGATTGAACAGACCGCAGCGCAAGTTGATAAAGCGGCTGGAGAAAATGCGCAAGGCAGGAAAGCCCATCCGACTGATACTGCTGAAAGCAAGACAGTGGGGAGGCTCAACCGCTATTCAGATATACATGGCATGGCTCCAACTTGTTCATGAAGTTGGTCTCAACTCTCTCATCATTGCCCATCAAGGTACTGGTTCCGACGAAATCAAGGATATGTTCGACCGTATGATTAAGTCGTACCCGGTTGAAATGCTGCATGAACTTGGTGATGCTTATGCGCCAAACGAGCCGAAGATGGTTGGTGTCGGCAAGTCGGGCAACATATTCAGAGTACCACAACGAAACTGCAAAATCAAAATAGGTACTGCCGAACGCCCGAACTCCTGCCGTGGTGGTGACTATAACCTTGTTCATCTTTCGGAGGTTGCTTTGTGGAAAGAGACAGACGGAAAGAAACCGGAGGACATTGTGCGAAGTGCTTGTTCGGGTATTCTGCTACGTCCATACACTATGATTGTGTATGAGTCAACACCAAACGGCGTTGGCAACTTCTTCCACAAAGAATACTTGGCAGCGAAGAAAGGACTATCGCAATTTGAGGCGATGTTTGTTGCATGGTTTGAGATTGAACAGTATGAACTGCCATTTGAGAATGAAGCAGAAAAGTACGAGTTTGCCAAGAAACTGTTTGCCAACAGACGGAATGAAGAAATCAAGTCAGACCGTGAAGAACCAGGTACATACCTATGGAGGTTGTGGGAGAAAGGTGCAACGCTTGAAGCCATCCACTGGTATGTGTCCGAGCGTAGCAAGTACACCAATCATGGCGACATGGCATCGGAGTACCCATCTGACGACATCGAGGCATTTACCTATTCGGGACGCAAGGTTTTCAGCAGTGAGGACGTGGAGCAGTTCAGACCTGCTTGTCGCGCCCCTCGCTGGATAGGTGAAATATACGGAAGTGCCGATGAGGGAGAGAAAGCCATTGAGGGACTTCGTTTCAAGAAAGAGGCAGACGGACGGCTGTTCATGTGGCATGATGTTGAGAGAAGCGACATCGAAGAAGTAACAGACAGATATTTAGTAGTAGTTGATGTATGCAAAGGACACACCAAGAATGCCGACTTTGCAGACATACTTGTTATAGACCGCCTGTTTATGATGGACGGCGAGCCTCCTGTTGTCGCAGCAGAATGGCACGGACACATCGACATGGATAAACTGGCATGGAAAGCCACGCAGGTAGCCGCCTACTATAACAATGCCCTACTGGTGATAGAAAGCAATACACTTGAAACCAACAACACCAAGGGCGAAGCAGAATACATTTTGACGCTCATACATGAGGTTTACGGAAGACAACTCTATGCACGCAAGCAGAGCGCAGAAGACATTAGGCAAGGACTGCCCAAGAAGTACGGCTACCACACCAACCCATTGACGAAGAAAGTAGTGATTTATAATTTGAAAGTTGTGATAAGGGAACGCTTGTATATTGAGAGAGAAGAAGCGTGCCTTGACGAATATCTTACATACGTTGAGACTGAAAACAATGTGTTTGAGGCTATGGAGGGTTATCACGACGACCGCCTAATGACACGCGCAATAGGTATGCAAGTATGTTATCATGAAATGGAGCTGCCTCGGATAGTGAAGCGCGTGAACAATATCAATGCCAGTCTTGTGCAGCGACCTGTATCGGCAGCAACCATCGGTTAATAACGTCGGTTTTGTTTTTCATAGAAACCCTTTTTTATCTTGTATATTGTTTCCATAGCACTGCGAGGTGTCATGTAGAACTTTGGTGCCGGTGAGTTGACGGCTTTCAGCACCAGTTCAAACATTGATGCTTTTGGAAATTGTTTTTGCAGAGCCAGCACGCGGTTGTATATCTCTTGGAACATTTCTCGTTTGGTCGGTCGCATAGCATCGAGTACAGGCTTTCCCTTGATAAGCGCAGCGACCACCACCATAGCCCTCTCCTCAGAAACCCAAAAGCGAGAGCAAGGCATGTTCACCACTTCTTCCGATATTTCCGTGATGTCTATGAACGTCCGTTTGTTGATTGCTTCACGGAACGCTCTCATCAGTTCGTCATTTCGTTCATCTGTGAACTCAAGGATACAACCATGATACTTCATCTTAACCCATTAGCGTACAGTTTATAAAACACTGATATAGTGGTACAAAGGTACAAATAAATTCTGAGGATACTGACACAAAAGATAACAAAAAACAGCGAGACTATGTTTGTAAATTTGCCGAAGAAAAAATAGGTAAAACCATATAAAAAATAACATCATGGCTGAAAATCAGACCCCGACCGCACCTGCCAAGAGTAAAAGAGACCTCTTCGGCGAGCGACTAAAAAAGAAATATCCCGACCGCGACTATGCGGACGATGAGGCATTGTTCGGTCAAATCAACGATGATTACGACCAGTACGACAACGAAATTGGTCAGTACAAAGAGCGTGAGAGCCGTCTGACCGACCTCCTGTCGAAAGACAACCGTGCTGCACAGTTCATCGCAGACATGGCAAAGGGTAACGACCCTTGGCTTGCCGTGATAGAGCGTCTTGGCATCGACGGCATTACCGATCTCTTGAACGACCCCAGCAAGCAGGAAGCGTATGCAGAAGCCAACAAGAAGTATGTTGAGCGTCTTGCTAAAGAGAAGTCGCTGGAGGAGGAGTATGAAAAGAACATGAAAGAAGTCACCCTCCCGATGCTGGAGCGAATGAAGCAAGAGCGTGGCATAAGCGACGATATGATTGATGCTGCTTGGGACTATCTTCATCATGTTGCCGATGCTGCTATCCGTGGCACGTTCACGGAGGAAGACATCGACATGGCACTGAAAGCCGTGAACCACGATGCAGACGTACAGAACGCACGCACCGAGGGAACGGTGGCAGGTAGAAACGCCAAGATTGACGAGAAGTTGCGCAAGCCTACTACAGGTGACGGCACTCCTAACCTTGCAGGAAGCAACAACGCTCCTACTCGCAAGAACACGCAGCAAAGTATGTTTGACCTTGCAGACGAAGCCCGATGATAAAGGAGAACGTACAAGTGGTAGATGCCACACCGATACAACCGACGAAAGGTAGTGCAGGTTTGAAGACGCAGTTGGCAGGTCAAGCAACAACAGTCAGCAATGTGTCCGCAGCAACTGGAGGTATCGGACGCGGCAAGTTCGTAGAGCGAGATACTAAGTAAGTTTCTAAGTTATTATATTTTTTCAACCCTCTAAAAATTTTTAAGCAATGGCAGAAAATGTAAACATAAGTGCTGGAGGAGCAATCCCCACCACACCCGGAAGTGCCGGCTTGCAGACGCAAGTACCCGGTCAGAGTTCCACCGTGAGCGGCCTTGCAGACGCAAGCGGTGGCATCGCACCCGGAAACCTCGTTGAGACAGACATCGACGAACAGTTGTTCCGTTTCCAAAGTGAGGACACCGCCTTGATGTCGCTCATGTTGAAAGCGAAGAAAGTAAAGGTCGCATCGCCCGAAGTCGAGCATTACATGATTGACGAGCAGCGTGCAACGCTGACCGTGAACGCAGCCGTTACCGCAGGAAACGGAAACTCATTCATCCTCCCCTTGGAGAGCAACGACCAGCAAATTCCTCGCGACTATCACACCCTGCTTGTGTGTGGCGTGAATGGTTACGAAGCAGACGGCAGCACTGCAACACCAGGCAAAGACCTCATGCTCTTTGTTACAGGTCGTGACACTGCGACTGGCAATCCTGTTTGCCGCGCTGTCAATGGTCCGAAAGCAAATGCTTCGGCACAGTGCAGCACTCCTGCAATCCCTGCTGGCACCAAGATTAAACTTCTTGGCAATGCCCTGTATGAGACGCAGAAAGAGGTTGACCCCGACCTCATCATTCCGCAGCCCTCTATTGTGTACCTGCAGAAGCGCGGCATGAACCAAATCGTGTCGGACTACTTCGAGGCACAGAAGAAGCACCTCCACTTCACACAGGCAATGATTGCCGAGCAAGCCATTCTGAACTTCAAGCGTGCAGGAAACCGCACCCTTTGGGCAGGTCAGAAAGGTAAGTTGACCGTGAATGTTCCTAAACTCGGACAGCAGTTCGTGTACTTCACCGAGGGCATCCGCTGGCAGTTCAAGCGCGAGTTGCAGCACACAGGCAAGTGGACTATCGAGAAGTTGATTGCCCTTGCCAAGTTGTTCTTCACTGGTGAGGACGTTCCTAAGACTGCGCTCCTGCTTGCAGGTAAGAACCTGTTGGAGGAAATTCAGTGCATCGACTTCTCCAAGCACCCCGAAATTCAGATTATTTCGAAGCAGAACCCCATCGGCTGGAGCGTTACAAGTATCCACACCGTATTCGGCGACATCGACATCAAGCGTGAGCCAACTCTTGACACCCTCGGTTGGTCTAACAGTGGCGCACTGATTGGTGAAGACCGCCTTGTTCACTACTCTTATTCTTCGCAGCATGAGTTCTCCGACCGCGTTGATGGTGAGGAGGCAACTCGCAAGGGTATGGTAGTATGGGATGCCCTCTGTCTGAAAGGCTCTTGCCATATTTGGATTGACGGTGAGGGTGATACCGCCAACAGCGGTGCTACCACTTACAGCATCTGGGATAGCGACGAGACCCCGACCGCAGCAGACGTTACCAACGGCACTGTTTACTACTTCACCGTTGACTGCGTTCTGAATGCAAAACAGACTGCACAGAACGGTACGATGTGGAAAGCAACCGTTGACGGCAGCACGCTGACGTGGACTGAGTTCACCGGCACAGTTGATGCAGGTGACTAAACCGACATCAGAACTTTATTCAATCCATTAGTGGCGGATGGCCTCAACGCCATTCGCCACTTTTCATTTTAGCAATGTATAACAATAAAACGAATTTCAGATATGATACGTAAGACTTACGGCGTGTCCGGGCTGATGGACTGGACAACGCAAATCAAGGCAGGTAAGGGTTCTGTGTCGGTACACTTCACTGGTGGCGCACTGACAGCCTACGGTGTAACTCCTGCCAAGTATTCAACCTCCAATCCGTTCTTTCAGAGCGTGATTGAGAACAGCAAGCAGTTCAAGAGTGGACGCATCGAACTACTCGGAACGATGGAAGTTCCCGATGATGCTGCAACCAAGGCACGCAAGGCTCGTATGGCAGCAAAAGCCGCCGAGAAGCCTGCAAAGGATGAACAATCACCTGTAACAGAGACACCAGTTCCCGAAACTCCTGCCCCTGTAGCAGAGGAAACAGTAACACCCACTACACCAGCAGAGGAAACCCCTGCTGAGGCAGAGCAGCCGACTGGCGAGACACAGGACGAGACATTGCAGGGTGATGGTGAGGATGCAGACGGAGGCAAGATTAAGGTAGCCGACAAGAACGAGGCTATTGAATACCTCAAAGAGCATTTCGCCGAGAAGAACTATACAGCAACCAGTCTCCGCACCAAGACCGCTTTTGAAGCTGCTTGCAAGGAGTGTGGAGTAGAATTTGTGTTCACCGCCTAATCCCATTCGCCATGATATTTCAAATCGACAAGATAATGCAGGATGTTCGCATCTGCCTCGACCAAAACATGGAGAGCGATGCACTCATAGAGAGTGGTGACATCGACACCCTTGCGCTTGACGAAATCATCAAGTCCAAGATACTTGAAGCAATACAGCGTGTCCACCGTGATGCCCCCAACTACTTGTTAGAGGGAGGACACAACTTTGGAGATGCCGTGTATTGGCGAGAGTTGGAAAGTGGCTGGGTGTTGCTGCCAAAGGACTTCCTGCGCCTTGTCGTTTTTGAAATGGACGATTGGGAACAGGCAGTCTATCAAGCCATCAGCACCGACGACCCCGAATATGAGAAGCAGCACAGCCGCTTCAAGGGCATACGCGGTACGGCACAGCGTCCAGTATGTGCCATTGGCATACGTCCCGAGGGCAGGGTGTTGGAGTTCTATTCATGCAAAAGCACGGACGCGAAAGTCAGCCGTGCCATCTACATACCCTATCCCAAGATAGATGAAGATGGTGGTGTTGACATCAGCGAGCGTTGCTATAATGCCGTAATCTACACTGCGGCAGGTTTGACATTATTGACCTGCGGAGAGACGGAGAAAGGAAACTCTGTCTCCGAGTTGGCGCAAACATTTTTAACGTAATTACAATATGAGTTCAATCAAGACAACACAGATAGACGGTGATGTTTCCGTAGGTCGTAATGTCGCGATAGGTGGCAAAGCAGATATAGCCGGAAGCGTTCACGTCGGCCACAACATGAAAGTGGATGGGTGGCTTGAAGCCCCCAATATCAAGGGAGCCAACAAAGGCATCTTCCTCACCGTACAGGAATTGCGTGAGGCGTACCCGAACCCACATGACGGCTGGATGGCTGGTGTTGGTGCATCGACACCGTTCACAGCCTATGTCGGCAAGGGTGGCGACTGGGTAGCCACAGGTGGAACTATCGAGGTGACTGTTGACATGAGCCAGTACACCGAGGGCGTTGAGCAGTTGCAAGAGGACATCGACGCTGTTAAGGCCGATGTGCGTACTCTTGAAACCAACGTCAACAGTCACACGCAGCAGCTTACAACGATTGGTAATGCACTCAACGCCGCGACCGAAACTGCCAATAAAGCTAAGGCGCAAAGTGATACCAACAAGAGCGACATAGCGAACCTTACCCAGCGTATTGAGACCGATGAAGCTGCCATGCAACAACTGGCAACTGACGAGCAGAAGAAAGCATATATCGTAGAAATCTCCAATTACATGGAAGAGAATGACGAACTGCCAAAGGCTGGTGCTTACGTATATAATGGCATCCCTGTTGAAGTACGTCACTGTTCGCGCTCCGATGCTGATACTACATGGATAGTGTTCTGTTTGCATCGAGGTGACGAAACGATGACAAGCCGATTTGGAACACGTGTCGTTGAATGTGTGTGTTATTTCTCCGACGGTGCAAATGACCCATATTTATTCGATGGCCATTACCAAGGTAGTGATGTTCCCGAATGGGTGCAGGAACTGTTTGGCTCGGAAATCTACGACAACCTTAATGAATTGGACGACCGCATCACAGAACTTAATGGTATAGTGGTGGATGGCGATGAGGCACTTGAAGCCGACAACAAGGCTCATCACGCTATTAAGATTGGTGGCATCGTGACAGGCGCAATCACCATACAGCAGACAGGAATTACGAATGTACTTCCGTCCGAAGTTTACTTTTCAGAGAGCCTTGGGCAGTTCGTCGTGAAGCGCGATGGTAAATACTACAATGCCTGGAATACGCAAGACAAGTGGATGCAGCCAAACACCACTACTCCATATACCGAGAAGCAATATATCCTTGGCAGCGACATCTATATGTACGATGCCGACGATGCAGACTTGAAGCAGATTGGTGGCTCCAGCTCCAGCGGTATCTTCAATGTTACCAACCAAGTTCCCATCAGTGGTTACTATGTACTGTGCGACACCGAGAACACAGGCATATCAGCCGTTCATGCAGCATGGAACGCTAAGAAAGCGACCAGCGGACTTATCATCAGCTTTGAGGTAGGTTCGGGTATATGGAAAACCTATCAGTTCATTGGTAAGACCGTGAACGAAGTCAACTGGTATAACTCCGAGAATTGGAAAGACTTCGGAAGTCTTGCCGCAGGCAGCGAGACCTACATCATCATCGACGATATGATAGGCGCACCAGTTGCAGGTGAATTCTACACGCTGGCAACAGCCGTTACGCGACTGATAGAATATCAGCGTGAGACAGGTGTGAGCTATGCCAAGAAAGGACTTATCATCAGTTACCGTACCGCCGAAAATGTGATGGAAACAAAACAGTTCCAAGGCGAGGTGACAGGCTTCGGTGAGATAGGTTTGTGGAAAGACTTCGGAGGTGGAAGCGAGGTGGAGACCAGCGACGAGCCGGAGAAAGACGGTGAAGATGCACTCTCTACTGGTGGTGCATACACCCATATTCCTGCTGGACTGGACGTTGACACCGAGACCGAGGGTGTAGTGAAGCTGAAACTTGTTAATGCCGAGGGCGACGATGTAGGCGACGAGATACAGTTTAATGTCGGCACCGGCAGCGGTGGTGGCACAGGTACTACCATTGCCGTAGCGTTCAAGGATAATCCTTTCTACGGCAAGGCAGGTGGCTCGTTCCTCGTGAAAGCTGCCATCATGTCTGTTACCAAGGCAGGCAGTCAAGAGACATCGAACAGCATCATGAGTGTAAACTTCGTGAACCGCACCACGAAAAATACCGTTGCTTTCTTCAATCCGAGAAAGGCATCGAGTGCCACACTTACCGATTACTCCTTTGAGTTCGATTTGAGTAGCCTGTGTCAGAACGCAGGAGAATTGCCCCTGCAAGCTGTTATCACTGACGATGGAGGCAACACCGCCACAAAGAACATCAGCATTATTGCCGTTGATGTAACGTGCGAGAGTGTGCAGACCCTCAACTATACACGTGAGACCTCGTTACAGGTGGGAGGACAGAAAGCATCTATCCCGATGTATCGCTTCCCGAACAATGCCAGTGACAGAGGTATCAGAACCGTTGTGGAGATATACAAGAACGGCGACTGGGAAACACTGCAGGACGTTGTTGTCAACGACACCTATCCCCACAATGTGAGCATCGACCCGACAGGGTTAGGACATGGTGCATACCCCATCCGCATACAGGGTACCGACGTAGCCAGCGGCACGCGAGGTAACGTGCTGCATACCGCAGTGATGGTGATAGAGCAGCGTGAGGAAGTTGCCGACTACGACAAGCCTATTGTTGTGGCACGATGGAGCGACGACAGCGACGGCGAAGTGAAACTCTTTGAGACGCTGAAGATAGACCTTGCCTGCTACCAACGTAGCAAGAACCCATGCGTCGTAGAGGTTACCATGACCAACGAGACCACAGACACGACAGAGACCCTTAGTGAGAGTTCTATGTACCGCAACAGGTACTACACGATAGAGAAGCGCGTCGTTGGTTACAGTCAGGGCGACACTCTTTCTTTCGATGCCACCTGTGGCGTTGCCTCTTTGGCAGAGACGCGCGAGGTGCTTGTCAACGGTTCACTGCTTGACATCGCAGAGACAGAGGGCGCACTGTACAAGATTAGTCTTGCTGGCAGGAGCAATACCGACACCGACAAGACTATTAAGACACAAGCCACTGATGGAACGGAGAAAGAGATTGTCGTTACAGGCTCTAACTATTCCACAAACGGCTTTGTGCTTGACACATTCGGGACAGAGCAGAGCGATGGTCGCATGTCGCTTCGTATTGCAGAGAACGTCAAGGCTGAGTGTACCGACCAGCCTTTTGCCAGCACCTCTATCCCTACCAATGGACTTGCTCTTTCAATGACGTTCAAGGTGAAGAACATCGCTAAGCGAAACGCTCATATCATCAAGTGTCTTGGTGAGCGTCTCGGCTTCGTGCTTACTGGTGAGAAGTTCATCGTCACTACAAACGGTGATAGCGATGAGGCACTCGCCAACGTACATACAACAGCCGCGACCTCATATCTTGACGATGTGGTGTACCGATTTGACATCGTGATAGAGCCGCAAGCACGCGCTCCTTACAGTGGTGTGATGTTGTGTAAAGTGTTCCAAAACGGTGACATGGCAGCGTGTGTGCCTATCGACACCAGCAGCGCATTCCCGATTTTCAACGACACCATCCACTTCGACGGTACGGATGCAGACCTGTATCTGTATGAGATTGTAAGGTGGAATACCTACTACGATTTCATACAGGCATTCAACAACTACATTGTGAACCTTACCGACACGCAGGCTATGCTTACCGAGTATGAGCAGAACCAAGTGATGGCAGACGTTACGGCAGAGGGTGTGACGAAACCTCGCCCCGATATGCAGAAGTTGATTGACCGTGGTGTGATGGTATGCGTTGAGACCCGCACTTCTGATGCCAATCTGAGCAAGGACGGTGCAGCCGTGACGGATAGCGAGATATACTATCCCGACTATATCGAGAATATCAAGGACAAGAAGACGCAGGTGCTAATGGACTGGTATCTGTATTTCCCCGACCGTCCTTGGGCAGACTGCATGATTGAGGCTATCCCTGTCACGAACCAAGGTACATCAACACTTGCCTACGCCATCAAGAACAAGAAAGGCAAGGCGAAGAAAGCAAAACGTATCGTGATGCTGCATACGCGCGAAGAGGTCAGCAAGATGTATAACGGCGACGAAACCATTCTTGCCAAGTACGACGAGGCAGTGAAACTCGCTGCAAAGAAGAAGATACGCATCAAGGACGGCAGCACCCCTATCAGCACCATCACTATCAAGGTGGACTATTCGGACAGTGCCGGTGCGAACAACTGTGCACTGATGGAGCAGATGAACGACGTGCAGTTGGCTTTGGGTAGAAACTACATGACCCCTGCACAGATATTCAACACTGACAGCAGCGAGGAGCTGCACACCTCCATTGATGGTGTTACCTGTGCATTGTTCCGCACGGACTACCGCATCGGACAGGAAAAAGGTTCCGAGGCCGCTACGCTTCCCGAAAACGCCTACTTCCACAGCAAGGCTAACTTCAATGCCGACAAGGGCAACCCCCATTTCTTCGGCTTCGAAGATGTGCCTGGCTACAACAAGGGCTGTGTGAACTATGGCGATTTCAAGGAGATTGTTACACCGCGAGGCACCAACATTGACACTTACAAGGCAACGGTGCTTGCTGGTTCAGCATCGCTTATCCCCGGAACGCTCTATATGATTAGTGAGTTCTGTGGCCCCGAGACGCGCTTCATTGAGAACGACGGCACAGGAGCCATGACAGAGACCGATGCCGTAGCCGAGTTCGTTGAGGTTGACAAAACAGGCGCAGAGATTGCTGCAGATGATGTCAGCGATTACGACTGGGCAACTGTCTATCGCAGTAGCGACGGCAAGTATTATAAATATACTGGTGGCACATGGTGCGACACGACAGGTAGCATGACCTATGACAGCAGCACAGGCAAGTGGGTGATTGTAGGCAGAGTGCTGAACCCTGTCGAATGTTACGAGTACCGCCAGTATCAAGAGTTCTGTTGGCAGCAGGGTGTTAACAGCGTCGATGATATGCTTGAAACGCTGCACACCGATGATGGCGACGTGCCTATCTGGTCAACATACTACGAGAGCCGTTACCCCGACGATGATGATTTGAACGACCTGTACGCACAGGGTAGAAAGGTACCTTATCAGTTGTTCCGTGAACTGTTGTTCTGTCAGCAGTGCAACCAGAACCTCACCGACAATGCGGAGGAAAACGCAGCCCTCAACCCTGATGGGAGCGAGAAGGTGTTTAATGGTGCTGGAGCATCTACAACCATCACGCTTGGCGGCAAGAGTGTTGCGGGCACGAAAGAGAACCGCCTTTTGAAGTGGCAGAGGGAAATGCACAAGTATTTCTCCCCTCATTCAAACAACCTCTATGTGGTGGCATCAGACTACAAGGCAACCGTTGACCAGCGTGCGAAGAATATGATGATTGCCGTGTATAAGGAAACAGACGGCAACATGCGCTACTACTTCAACCACTGGTATGATGGTGACAGTGTGGACGAGGCCGACAACGATTGCTACCTCACCATTCCGTGGGATATGGACGGTGCCAACAGCCACCTGTATCAGGGTTGGGACGGCGTGATGTTCCGACAGTCTTACGCCTTGTTCGCAAAGGGAGAGGGTGTCTGGATTGACGATAACGGCACACAGCTTACGCTCCACGACACGGCGGCAGCCATGCGTGCGACAAAGACAAAGGCCGGGTTGGAAATTTTCTCCGCCTCTGGTTGCTACCGCTACTGGATGACCAACCGCATTTTGAAGTGGCCTAAGGTGGTGAGCAGCTTCGACGGCCAGCGCAAGTATATCGAGACCGCTACGGCCGCTGACAACCATTACCCTGCATTGCATGGTCTGCGCCTTGAGAGCATGCCGGCGTTCCAGCGCAAGCGCTTCGCCTACCGTGACGGATTCTTCCAGACCGGCGACTTGTTCAAGCATTTCTTCCAGGCTCGTGTGATGGGTGCCATCACCGTGAAGATTACCGCAGCGCAAGACGGCTACTTCGGCATGGGCGTGGACAGCACCAGCAGCGCGAAATACTCCTGCTATCTGCGCGCAGGTGAGAGCCACACCTTTACTGAGGCTGCTGCAGGTGTCGGTGGTAAACTTATCTATATCTTCGGTGCTGATAAACTGAGCGAACTTGATTTAAGCGGCTGTACACCGAAAAACAGCAACTGGGTTATAGCCGACTGTACGTTATTGCGGAAACTCATCATCGGTGGAGAGAGTTATACGCCATCGTACACAGACGATATTCTGTCAGCGTTGAGCCTTGGTCAAATGCCATTCTTGGAGGAGATAGACATTAGGAACACCAAGATACTGACATTGAACGCCACATGTTGCCCACGTCTGAATACAGTGAAAGCCCACGGTAGTCTGTTGCGCTCTTTCAGCCCTGCGCAATCGTCACCCTTGCAGACGCTGACTTTGCCATCAAGCATGACGGAACTGTCATTCGTGAACCTGCCCAGTCTTGGCTATCCCAATGGCGGTGTATCATTTGACGGATTGGCGAACGTCACTCGCATACAGTTAAGTGGTTGCCCGAGCATAGACGCGCAACAGTTGCTTGCCGATGTTATCAATGCTGACGCACGTCTTGCAGAAGTGCAGATAGACAGTTACGATATGACAGGCAACAGCAGAACCCTTGAAGCCATGCAGAGCCTTGGCACTCGCGGAATAGGAAGTGAGCAGACAAATGTTTGCGACGGCATGAACGGCAGTTGGATTATGAGCAACCTCGTTGAGGATGCCATCTTTGCCAATCTTGTAGCATACTTCCCGAACCTCACGCTATACAATGCGCAATATACGTTGATAGAGTTTGATGATGCAATGGAGTTTGACGGCAATATCCGAAACCTCGACAACAATACTACTGATGGTGAGGGTGACGGCTATGAGCCAAGCGGACACATTACCAAGTTGCAAAGTCAGATGCACGTCTATAAAGGTACTTACAACGAGCGGACGAGCAAGATGCAGTTGGAGCAGGTTAGCGATGACAACATGCGCAGACTTGCCAACGGTCTTGACTGCGACATCACCGACACGAACGGAGCAGGTTACGACCTTTTCTTGGGTGTTCCTCATTATTGGTACAAGGGCATCAATGACTATGTGAACAACAAGAAGTACACTGCTTTCTCGACGGAGGTGAATGAGCCACGTTCAACGGCTCGCAACATCAACCGTCATGCACTTGGCGACTTGCTTCTGAAAGGTTTGTCGAGTGTGTATGTGAGTGGTTTCAACGTCGGCGACGTGTTCAATGCAGACAATTTGACGGACAGTAGTGCCAACAATGTGTACAGCATGAATGTGGAGAACATGAAGCAGGTGCGCTGGCCTGGTATCAACAGTAATCTGATAGGCGGTCTGTTCCTTGATAAGGACGGCAAGGTGCTGAGTTCAGTCATTACCTACATCACACATTCGCTAAGCGACTTCGTGCAGGGTGAATATGTGTTTGTGTCAGTACCAGCCAATGCAGTTACATTTGTCTTCACGACCCCTAACGGCTACGACGATTTGGAGTGTATTGCCGTTGACAGCGACGCGATAGAAGCCATTGAACCTGACTGGGTAGAACATGACTTCACGTTGATAGGATGTTACAAGGCAAGTGTTGACAACCTCATGCGTCTTCGTTCCATCAGCGGTGCTGCTCCGAAGCGAGGCACAGGCACATCGACCACCTCCAGTTACTGGAAGTACGATGCCAACGGCGACTTGACGGTAGGACTGCCACAGGCAGGAACGAGCATGAACTTTACCTGCAAAGACTTCCAAAACCTTGCGAAGTGTCGTGGTGCCGGCTACCAAGTTGTGGACTACGAAATGCACAAGGACATGGCACAGTTATGGATGGCTATCCACGGACGCAGAAACTCGCAGGGTGTGAACGGTACAGGCGTTGTCGCAGGTACGAACACAGGTGGCACCGACAGCACCAGCGATCCATCACCATTCAGAGAGACAGCGAGCGGCAGACCTCGCACTATGGGACTTGAAGACTGGTGGGGCAATGTGTCAGAGTGGATGGAAAACGTGGCTCTGAACATTCCGAGTTACGATGCTTTCTACAAGAACAAGAGCGTTGCGCCTACAGGTAGTCCTGTCAATGAAGTTTGGCATATCAAGATGCCCGACGGCAGCGAGCGTACCGTGCAGGGTATCACCAACAGCGGCGACAACCAAGAAATTGCCCGAATGAAACACGGACGTTTCTGCGACGTGATACCGAGCAAGTGCGTGACAAATGCCAGCATGAACACATACTATTGTGATGCTCAATGGTACACTGCATCGGGTGGGCGTTGTGTTCTTCGCTCCGGCTACAGCTCGGGCTCGTACAACGGCTTCGTGAGCTGCAGCGCGTATAACGATGCTTCGTGCTCGAGCACCGTCTACGGCTCGCGGCTTGCCTTCAGAGGCGCAATCGAGTTCGTTGAGTAGAAATAGCGCAGAGCGGCAAAGCGACAGAGTGAGATCCTGTAAAGGCTGCTCACTCTCCGCTAAAGCCGCGTAAGCGGCTCGATTTTTTTTTGGAAAAAATGCTAATAGGTGGTGCAAAGTGCGTAAGTATGACAAATATTTCGTACCTTTGAACTTGCTTTTTAAGCAGGTGGATAACCCTCGTGGGCGTTGTGTTCTTCGCTCCGGCAACAACACGAACTCGAACAACGGCTTCGTGAACTGCAACGCGAATAACGATGCTTCGAACTCGAACACCAACAACGGCTCGCGGCTTACCAGCAAGATACATCTGTCTTTCGGAGGCAGACTGTTTAATATCGTTCCTATACACCAGTGTCGTGTACACTGACCGCAAGGGCGAAGGGTTTGAGCCTCGGCAACCCTACATGATGTAGAAAGCCGAAACATAACTAAGTGTCCTGAAGGCATGGACTATGACATTAGATTTCCTCTCGACAATCTAATTCCCGAAATTGTCAGCGAGGAGAACATGGGTGAAAGTTTCGACTACGTTATCAGTCACCTTGAACACCCAAGACAACGGGAAATGTACAGACCTAAACGTCTGACGATAATAGAGAGCCTACGCAGAGAAATCAGTGCAGGTTCTTTTCGTATTGTGCGTAGCGATGTACGCGACCTGCATGTAACTGATGGCTACAAAGAGCGCGATGTGCAAGCCCCAACGGTAGTGAAGCGTGTTGGCATCCATGCCATCATGGTAGTGATAGAGAAGTACACATACCCTACGCTCATCAAGAACACGGCAGCAAGCATCAAGGGACGCGGTATGCACTGGCTGCACCACGTCGTAGAGGAAGACCTCACCAATGCTCCCGAACAATCACAATACTACTATCAGAACGACATACACCATTATTATGACAGCATCGACCAAGTGCGGATGATGCAGATAATAAGGAAGTATGTTTCAGACCCGATACTGTTACCCATCCTTGACAGCTTCATTACTCTCATGCCACAAGGCTTGTCAAAGGGGCTTCGCTCCTCGCAGTGTTTCGCCAACCTTTATCTGAATGAGGTTGACCACGAAATGCTGAAATACGTTAAACACTATGAAAAGGACGGCGAGACACATTACTTGTATTACAGGTATTGCGATGATACCGTGATGCTTGCCAGCACGAAAAAAGAATTGTGGGAGTTGCGCAACATTCATATAGTAGCAGTTGCACGTCTCGGTTTAGAAGTAAAGCCATCGGAGGCGGTGCGACCGCTGGACGTTGGACTGGACTTTCTTGGCTATGTGCATTATGGTACCCATTCATTATTGCGCAAGCGTATCAAGCAGAAAGCAGCAAGGAAACTGGCAAAGGTGAAGTCGCGGAAACGTCGGCAAGAGATTATTGGCTCATTCAAAGGTATGGCTTGCCATGCTGATTGTAAACACTTGTTTTATAAATTGACAAATCAGAAAATGAAAAAGTTTAGCGAAATGGGTGTTAGTTACACCCCAGCCGACGGAAAGAAACGCTTTCCCGGTAAGACAATGCGCTTGGGCGCAATCGTGAACAAAAATATTGAAGTGCATGACTACGAGACTGGCATCAACACGTCGCAGGGTGAAAACCGCTATGTGGTAAGTTTCCGTGACAAGCAGACAGGCGACTGGGGCAAGTTCTTTACAGCATCTGAGGAAATGAAGAATATCCTCGACCAAATCAGCGACATCGAAGACGGTTTCCCATTTGAGACCACGATTGTCAGTGAGGTGTTTGACGGAGGCAAGGTAAAGTATAAGTTCTCATGATACACAAAAGATAACATCTTATTTGCCGTCTTATGTCGTATCTTTGCGGCATGGAAAAGATATATGGAGCATCAGAACGCAGAGACGGCATACAGCAGATAGGCCGTAAACGCTGGGAAGTATTCTATGGCTTTGGCATGGACGGAGACACAGGATATAACTTCCGTCAGACGCTGGACTACAAACCCACCGTCAGCGAGGTAAAACAACTTATCATAGACACCATCAATGCCAACACAGACGAGAAGATACTGAACGGCTTTGTATGGAAAGGCATCCATGTATATCTGAGCAGCGAGAACCAAAACAACTTCAAGGCAGCGTTCGACCTCAATATGCAGATGGGTGGTGCCATGTTGCCTATTAAGTTCAAACTTGGTGAAGACGCAGAGGGCAATGCCGTGTACCATACCTTTGAAAACATTGAGGACTTCACGGACTTCTACACGTCTGCAGTCGCCTACATTAACCAGTGTCTCAATGAGGGCTGGGCAGAAAAGGACAGTTTAGATACGTCGAACTATGAGTAACGGATGCGGTTGTGCAAAAGGTCTACTGAAATATATCAAGCCCCCATACGCCAAGAAGTATTATGCAGCGTGCGTGCTGCATGACAACGAGTATGACAATGGAGGTGGTGAGGAACAGCGCAAGGAAGCAGACACAAACCTGTTTATCAATATGCAGAAAGTGTCGAGCCGTCAGAGCCGTAACCCCTATGCGCTCACATGGTTCACGCTGATAGCCCTGCTTTACTATATCAGTACGCGCCTATTCGGAAGATACTACTTTAACTACGACACCCCACATCATAGTTAATACTACATAAATGGTTTTGAGAGCCGCAGGTAGCCATAAGCCTGTGGCTCTTTCTTTGTGTATAGGCGACCAACTCAAAAGATAACAGGTCGAACTGTTGTTATGAGCGTAATTTTGCAAATAAAAAATCGAAAAATAAGATGTTTGCAAAAATCATTACACATTTCTTTCAGAAGCTGCTCTGTATCTTGCAGACAATTTGGGGATGGCTCACTGGACTGTGCCTGTTCTTAATAGATTATTTTGCAGGGCATAAGTTTGTGGTGTTTCTTGTAATGGCTGTAACCATTATGGATGCAATTTGGGGTATTGCCGTTAGTATTAAGCAAGGAAAATTCACATTATCAGAACTCGCCCGACTGACCGTTGCGAAACTTGCCGTATATGGTTGTGCCATGTTTGTTTTCGTCGGTCTTGACAAGATTGCAAATACGATTTTGTCAGCCGCAATAGTAGGCACAGTGATTATACTGGTAGAATTTTGGAGCAGTTGCGCATCAATGCTGATATTATTCCCAAATTTCTTATTTCTTCGACTACTAAAGAAAGCCCTTGCAGGTGAAATTGCAGCAAAACTACATGTTGATGCAGCCGAGGTTGACAAAATTTTAGATGAAACTAATAATAAGAACAACGACAATGAAAATTCTGATTGACAACGGCCATGGTGCGCGTGACATCACTAAAGGGAAATTCAGTCCATCCGTAACAGGTCTTGGTATCGACGACAAAACAATAGTCAAAGACAGGTTCAGAGAGGGAGAGTTTAACCGTCTTGTCGCACGTGCGCTTGTGGCAGAACTTAAAGCAAGTGGGTACGATGCTGAGTTGCTTGTTCCCGAAGACACAGACATTACTCTTGGTGAGCGTTGCCGTAGGGCAAATGCTTGGTGCAAGAAACTTGGCAAGGATAATGTTATCGTCGTTAGTGTTCACGCTAATGCCCTTGGGCATGGTAATGAATGGTTTGACGCAAACTATTGGACAGTGTGGACAAGTGTAGGACAAACGAAATCCGATGCTATTGCAACCAACCTTTGGAACGCTTGCAAAGAAGTGATGCCCGACAAGAAGTTTGGCTCTCAAATGTATCACGACGGTGACGTTGACTACGAAAGCCAGTTCTACATCTTAGTGCATACTTCATGCCCAGCAGTATTAACTGAGAACTTCTTTTATACAAACAAAGATAATCTCCGCTTCATTGCCAGCGACGAGGGACGCGCAAAGATTGTAGAGGGTCATAAAAGAGGTATCATTAACTATCTGAAGAAATTATGAACAGGGAAGCAGTAAAAGCAGCATTGGTATTCATGCTTGTCGGACTGGTGCTTGGAGGCATCATCGGTTATGGTGTGTTCGGTCGTAGCAAGGCGACGGACTATGTGAGTGAGCGCGACACCAGCACCTACATTGACACCATATCATATTACCAGCCTGTTCCGAAAGACAGCATGGTGATTAAGTATGTGACAAGAACACTGCCAGTCAAGCATCGTGATAGCAGCACGACCAACAAGACCGACTCATTTTTGGCTGAAAATTATGCGCAAAATAATGGGGAAAATATACCGCCGCTGTATGCGTCAGTTGACAGCGACAGCGCAGCGGTGGCAATCCCCATCACACAGAAACTCTATGAAAATGAGGATTACCGCGCCTACGTCAGTGGCTATGAGCCGAACCTTGACAGCATCTTTGTGTTTCCGAAAAGCACCGTCATTCATGAACGCAGTTACAAGCCTCCTAATAAATGGCACATCGGTATTACGGGAGGCTACGGGTACGGCTTTAAGAGTAAACAGGCTGAGCCGTACATCGGAATCGGCATCACTTACAGTATAATCAGTTTTTAACTATGAACATCATTTTATCAATAAGCAAGTCGGCAGTGTTCAAGGAGGTTGCACAGACCACCAGTTACACTGGCGCAAAGATGGACGACGACGCAAATGCCTACGATCGTATCACTACCGTTGATGAAGACCAGTCGGAGTTGCAACGCTTTTGGGATGAGAGCCGTGCAGAGTTGGCACAGGCATTTATCCGTATGCTTGTGTCGGAGGGCATGGCAGAAGACGGCGACACCTATCAACTTGTACTGAATGTGTCAGTGGCTTTCGACACAGCCTTGCAGCCTGGTATGGAGTTGGGCTTGTTCTCCTACTTCGTTCAGAGCATCACCGCCAAGTGGTATGTGTTCACCAACAAGAAAGAGGCTGGAGATTTCGCCACCGTCGGCAAGAGCATCCTTGACGATGTTAAGGAAAAAGCATTCTTCAAAAAGAAGCCTACGCGCCCGACCTACGACTAATAAAGAGAGTAAATAACCCCATTAAATTTTTCATCATCATGGCAGAGAACAAAAAAAATCTTGCTGTCACCATTCAGACCAAGGAACTGAAGTTTGCGATTATGAATAAGACGCACGTGACAGCACGCAGTCTGCAAGCAGCGGGCAAACTCAACTATGAGGCGGCAGCTCACATGCAGGCGAGCGAAGACTTGGAGAACTCGTATGAACTTATCCGCGCCATTAGCAACGCTATTGCAGAGACCAAGGTGGAGTTGGGTGAGTATCTGAACGAGACAACGACGGCGACCGATAACCTCATCGACAGCGATGTGGAGAACGGCGAGGCGGTAATTCTGAATTTCCTGCTTCCCAGCAACTACAACAGTGCCGCAGCCGACGCTCTCGGTGGTGGTATTCATGAGTTTGTTGTGGGTCGCAGTATCTATGAGTGGTATCGTCAGACATGCCCGGAGATTGCGGAGGCTTGCAAGGCTGATGCAGAGGCAGCACTTGACAGAGCGAAGAAAGCCCTCTACAAGCGTAGCCGTCCCGAGCGTCCGACCTACACACCATAACAGTTAATCAAGTAATAACCAATTTTATCCAATCGTTATGGACTACTGTGGAACAGGCTGCAATAACATTACGGCAAACGGCACAGCCGCCGATGCAGAGGACAAGCGCGTAGTGCGTCTTAAGTTCCTGCGTGACCAGTTGCTATACGACATCAAGAACTATGCCTATATAGAGGGTGACGTGATGGGTGAGGAGAAACAACACGCCCAGCATGTACTCGTAGAGATTGGCGAGGAGGGTAACGTGGACAGGGTGAGCCGTATCCTCGCTGTAGTCCACACCGCAGTGATAGAAATGCTATTCCCTTACACCAAGGCTGAACCCATCGAGGAGGAAATAGACAACTGCCTACACGCTCCCGAAGAGTATGTCGTGGAATTGAATGTGCCTAACACCATGTCGCGTACCACGATGCACCACTTATCGAAACTGATACATGAGTTTATGGTGTACTGCGTGCTGGCTGACTGGCTGAGCATCACCAATCCGCAAGCAGCAGCCAACTGGAGTGCCAAGGCTGAGGCTATCAAAAAGGAAATAGAAGAAGTCAAGAACCTGCGCAGAAGAGCATTCACAAGGGCAACACACCCTTGGTAACAATACACCTGCCAAACCGGGCAGGAACTATCCCGACAAGGAAAACGCACCTATCTTCACAGACGGGTGCGTTTCTTGTTTTTACCTTAAAAAACTAAATCTAAAACCTAAATCAATACTATGAAAAACACAAAGTTATCGTAACTGGTTTGTATGGCGAGGCTCGAAGTTGACTGATGCGCCGAAGATGGACTTGCCATCGGTGAGTGTCGCCAGTCCTGCTATTCGGAAATACTTGTATGGTGTACCTCTGAACCCACGCAGGTAATGGTCTTTGGAGGACCAAACGAGGTGCCAAGAGAAAAGGTCGCGTGAGCCGTACAGCACCGTGCCGACATCGCCACGCTGGAAGTGTCCGCGCTGAATGAGTGCGGAGATTGTCTTATGAACATCGGCAGCCTCCAGTTTGAGCGGTCGCGTGATGTAAAGCCCCTTGCATACTTCCTCGTCAGTCTCGCTGAACGACACCAGTTTGTTATCGAGTGTCATTGCCAGTGCTTCGGGATATGCGTTGATGGTTGATGCAAGGTTTGTGAACACCATGCCCCACATTTTCGATTTGAGAGAGAAGACGTAGGCGTATGTGTATTTGGGCGAGCCGTTCACCTTTGTTGGGTTATACACAAAGATACGTTGATGCACATAGTCGTAAACCATCTGACACCCTGCAAGGAAACCGAGGAACGGCTGCATGGGCAGACAAGCATCTGCAGAGTGTCCGAGTTTGGCGTGCAGTTGGTCTATGCTGGGCAGGTCAAGCACGTTGAACGGTGCTTCGCTGAATATGCCATCCGTGATACACTGTGTCTGCGAACCACTGATAAGCATGATGCCCCTATCTGTGGCAAAGAGAACTGAACTATCTATCTGAGTAATGCTGCCAGTATTGATACACACGTCTCGCGTGATAGGCTGACGTGCGGAGTAGGAGCCAGTGGAAGACACCTCCAACGCCCAAACGCCCTCAGTGGTGAAAGCGTATAGTGGGAACTGTCCGAACTGACCTTGCGACATTGCTTTTGCCGCAGCAGATATGCCGAGGATGGTGCCAGTACCTACGGTGTTGATGCCCAAAACAGGGAAGTGGAATGGGTTATTGACTTCGGAGGTGTAGATTTTGTTTGGAACATCTATCGTGCGTATTGCCTCACTTGACTCAGACGGCAATGATGTAGTTTTTGTGGCGTTATCCCATCCACCAAAATAAAATGCTCCATTTAGGAAACCGTGTGCCTCCAGTGGAACCTCGTAGGCATCATAGAAGTCATCATATCTATAAAAAACGGCCTTATAAGCATTGACGTTTGGATAATAGAAAAATAATAGACGCGCTTGCACACTCATAGCAAAAGCCTCTCCCTGCACAATGATGTCGCGTCCGTCCTGCTTTATGAAGAAATAGACACCCCATGAGGCTTTACGGTCAATAATAGTTGGTGAAGCGTCAGAAAAGTTCTGAACATAGCCGTCGGTATAACAGAACATTGCTCCGGCATTGAACGTGTCGTAAAGTTTCTTTTTTAGATTGGCAATGTTCAGTCGTGAGTTATATGCAAAAGAGTATTGCGGTATCAATACATCATGACTGTCAAAGTCGTCTGTCATAACCTCTCTATTCACAAGAGATTGCAAATAATCTTCTTCAACGGAAACAGCCGTGCGCGTAGTTGTCAGTTCGTCTAACTTGATGCTTTTGAGTAGATAGAACTGGGAACATGAACGTATATCTGCTTTCACCTGATCAGTGCTACGCTGCGGTATCATCAAGCGTCCAGAGGGGTATGTGAAAGTTGTCGGGTTGTAAGTGAACGCATACAACTTGTTAAATGTATTGTACTGGTATCGCAAAGGGTATGTGTTTGTATCAGCAGCTTGATTGATGTGCTTACAGATACAGAAAGAGTTAATTTCGCTTGATTGTGCGAACCTTGTGCATTGTCCGTTTTGGTCGTATGTGTAGATAGGCTTTGAGATAAAGATGTCAACTGAGCGCACAATATCTTTCCACTGTCTCAGCATATCAATACGGGAAGCCAGTACAACAGCATAGTCAAGAGTATGCCTTACACCAACAACACGCAACTGCGCATCGGTATATTTGCCATGTCCTGTTACATGCTCCCAAAAGACCTGTGGAGCGAGGTCGGAAGAACATACCATGAGAATAGGCGCAGAGTGCATAGTAAGAGAACCATCATACAACCTATAAGCATACCGTACAAGGAAAGGAAAGATGAATTTACCAGCGTTGGTTGATTGGTCAGCAATGAACTTGTTTACCTTTGCCAGCACTTGACTTGTTATGCGTGATTTGTTTTCATCGGAAAACTCATTCCAAAGACTGCCCTCGCCGATGCCATTAAAAGAAATACTGAATACGTCAGTGCGCACCACCTCGCCTTGCAACCCAAACGAGATAGGCAATTCGGGTAGATGTGTACCAAGATACAGATACCCCTCTATGTCGCCTTTCCAAAGCAGGTAGTGCATACCATTGGCGGTAAGAACAATCAGCGTGTTACCGATGCCATTGACATTGTAGATTTCAGTTGAACCAAACGAATAGAGTTCACGGCTTGGGCTTGTCTGAGCCAGTTCCGTTTCAATCGTCGCACTTGACACAGGCTTTACGGCAGCATCCGTGATGATGCTTTCGTCAATCCAATACAATTTGTTTGTGCTTGTGTTGAGCAGAATGTAATGGGTGAACGTGTTGGTGTCGTGAATATACACTACTTTATAGCCGCTTGGAAGTTCTGCAAGTTCAGACGGCTGGAATACTGGTTTGAGTTGTTCGTCCTCATTGATGAGGTTCAAGGACGTAGCCAACTGACCGTCGGGACATTCATAGTCTGACGGTTCAGTGGCATATCCTTTGTATTGTAGTTCTTTAATCATGACATCACTTGCTAATGTGTACGCTTGCAAAGGTAGCGTTGTTTAGGCGTGAACGCCTGTTATGTTTTGGTTTTGTCTGCTTCCTCTGCTTCTTTCATCTTGGCAGCGATGAGGCGGTTAATGGCTGTGGCAACTATCGCTTTGATGGGTTCGCGGACTGCAACAGGTTGGTTTGACTTCTTATCAAGGATAAGATTGTACTCGTCAATCAGTTTGCGAGGGTCTTCTCCGAAGCGTCTGTTAAGCCGCTCATAGTTGTTCTTGTAATTGTACTGTGCGCCATACTTGTTGCGCTGACGGCGCAGTTCTTTGTGCATGTCCTTTAAGGACTTCTCTACTTCAACGACCAGCTCGTCAAAGGTTACGTTGGGAATGTTTTCTTGTGCCATAATGTTATTCTTTTTTGTCGATGATTACTATACCAGTTTGAATGATGTTCTCTATGAAATCTGTGATTGTCATTCCAATGGGAATGTATCTGAGGTTGATAGATAGTAGGATGTTATCATCATCAATCTTTATCAGTTCAAGACGATGTTCCTTAGCCCGGTCAGCATCCATGATTTTCCACTTCACATTTGGAAGTGCTGTTGTAACTTCGTTATTGTCCATGCCAATTAGAGTTTATCATGTTCAAAAATCTGTTTGCCGTAGATTTTGGATGCACGGTATTCAAGGTTGCAGCCCTTGGATGCAGTCCAGCCGTGGTCAAGGTAGATGGCATCGGAAGTAAGGACATGGTAGATGCACCGTGACATAGCCTTTTCTTCGTCTGCGTCGTACATGTTGTTAAAGTCGAAAGTGCTTGTCAGTTCGTAGTCTTTGAACTGAACTTCATCCGCAAGGATTTCTTTCAGCATTTCGACACGATGTTTTGCCGAGATAAGTTTCTCGCGCATTGTCGGCTCTTGCCGAGCGTTGATAGGTGTTGCGATGTAGAGTTTCATTATTTTTTTCGCTTTAATAGTTTAGGATTATCATGAATGTTTCCAATGACTTCTGCCCATTCATGTGTTGGAGCGTTTATTGGTGCTTCGTCGTCAAGGTTTCCATTCCACAGGAAAGCAAAAACACCACGCACGAAACGGACTTCTATTCTCTCCCGTGTACCTTGTACCTTAAGAATGTCTCCCTCATAAATCTCCTTTTTATTCTTATCGTAAAGACTGGTAAATTGTCCGATGGTGTCACGTTTTACTTGTTCGCCCTTGTTGCCTCCCTGCTCGAAGATGCAAACGTCGTCCTTATGGTGTCTCAGGTCACCATACAACCATTTGTTGCTCGCAATGTCTTGCGCTCTGAATTTAATTGTTCTCATATTCGTGAAATTTAATTATGAATACGTCTTTGTCGGTTGGCGCACCCCAGTTTGGGTTGCCGCGCCCGATAGTTATTTCATCTATCTTGTAGAGCATAGTGCGCTTTGTGTAGCCGTAGCGGAAACTGACGTGAGTATAACCTTTCACGTTAGCATGTTGATAGCCGTAACGGTGAGAGAATAGAGGCTTGTCAACCCCAACAAATCTTTTGCTCCAGTGTGGCTTTATCTCTCTGTACTCCTCACGCTTTTCTCCGCTCTCAATCATGTCGTACCATTCCTTTTTAAGTGGAAGTTCAAGTATCTTCATACTGCTTGTTTCTTTTGATTAAGTTTTTTGCAAAGAGCCTCGCAAAGAACACGCGCCATGTTCACCTCGACGGCATTGCCGATGAACTTCTTTTGCTCTGCCTGTGTGCCAATGAGTGTGTAATCTTCGGGAAAGCCCATGATACGTTTTAGTTCGGGTATGCGCAGCATACGCATACGAATGTCTGCTATGCCATACAGAGCTATAAACTCCTTGATTTGTATGGTTGCAGGGCTGTCAGTCTCGTAAACCTCAATGGCAAGACCCTCCTTTGTGCTTACAAGATAAGGCGGCATCTTATCCATCCGGGCAATGAGCGTGAAGCAAGGTTTGTCGATGCTGCCTCCTTTGTTGGCAAATTGTGGGTTCATAAGATAGTGCCACTTCCTGTTTGCCGTTATCGTCTGTGATGGCTCGTCGATGGAACTTCCTACATTGCCATAGTTGGTGTTCATTATCCACGGCTTCACACTGACAAGGTTATGCTTTGGATTGGTGGTTACGGCTGGTGCCGGTTCGTCAGTGCTTGCAGGTGTGCCGTTGCCGTATTGCATTTTAAGAAAGTTG